CCGGCCTGTTTCGCCAGGTAGCGGCAACAGGAGAATGCTTCCTGGTCGATCCCGCTCAGATCTCCTGGGGGGAACCCCCCGGAGGGTTCTTCTCCTTCTTTACCTTTGTTCCCTCTTATAGAGGCCTCATCACCATTCGACGGCGCCTCATCACCATTCGACGGCGTGCCCTCATCGTTCGACGGCGCCGTCGAACCCTGCCTCGGCTCCATGAGCCTCCAGAGGTGGGCGCCCTGGCCGCCCTGGGTGTCTTCCTCGACCGCAAGGACCCCGGCGATCTCGAGGTGCTCGGCGTAGCGACTGATCGAGGCCTCGGAGAGGCCCGATACCAGTGAGATTTCCTTTCGCTTCCACTGACCCCACTTCGAGTGGAAGCCGTCGTGCTCCTCGGTGCTGAGAAGGAACGAGATTCCCATGTAGAGCGCTATCCCCGACTTGAGCTCGCCTTCGTGCGTGGCGAAGTAGACCTGCATCGCCCGCATCGAGTCGTGGGTGACGTAGCTGAACGGCGCCGGGCGATCGTCGCTGATCTTCTGGCCCCGTCGGCTGCGTTTCATACTGGCCATGTGGCGACCTCCTCCAGCCTGCGCTGTTCCATCTCGGCCCACTCCGGAGTCGCTTCTTCAGCTGCCATGATTTCGTCGTTGACCCGGATGTAATCGAGCTCGGCGGCGGTGAGCGGACGACTTGGCCGCATCGGGCGCGGCGGGTGGATCTCGTTCCACTCGGGCGCCGGGCAGAGCTGCCAGCCGAGGAAGGCGAGGAGGGTCTTGATCCCCTTGCTTGAGTTGCAGCTGCGGCAGATGCCGGCGTAGTTGGCCCAGTCATCGGGGCCGCCCCAATGTCTCGCGACGATGTGGTCGAGGATCCCGCCACGCCCGCCGCAGTACACGCACGGATCGGCCTTTAGCGCCGCTTCGTAGTCTTCGGCGAAAAGGCCGCCCTCGGTCCAGTCGTCGAGAACCTCCAACGTACCCGCCACTCCGTCTCCTTTCACTCGCCGCCGCCGCGGGCACCCTATAGGCGCGAGGCGCTATCAACCTCACCGGACGCCGCAAATGCCGTGGCTTTCAGTTCAAAGTTCCGTCCGATGCCATTTCCGTCCTCCCGGTTTGCAAGCCTTTTTTCGTGATGCAATCCACTTATCCCCTCAAGATCACCGGCACCCTCTCCGCCGACCCCGAGGTGATCCCGCATCCTCACTCCCCGCACGTCACCTACTGTGCGCTCGTCTTCCTGAATACGGGACCCGGCGGGATCGGCCGTTCCGATGGCCTGTTCGTGTGGTGCGCGCCCGAGGCGGCGAAGAGGCTCGAAGGGGTTCCCAAGGGATCGAAGGTCGTGCTTCACTGTCGTCTGGACGCCGACGGATTCCGGGCGGGCGGCGCCGATGTGGTCGAGGAATCTCACACGGTCCTCTCCGGCTGCTAAAACTCCCCGCGAAATGCCGCCCCGGGGGAGTCATTGAGCGCGACGGTCGTCAAGGCCGTGGCTCGCCGCACCGCGCGGGTGCCGGTGGGCCCGAAACTGACGGCGCAGGGCCTACGGAAATTCCTCTCCCGTGAGTCGAACCCGTGCGGCCCCGGGCTGCTGACGCTCCGGATCCGCGCGGTGGTCGCCGCCGAAAAGCAGGATGAGCCCAAGCTCCTCGCCGGCGCACTCGAGGACCTGGCCGCCGCCTCCGTCGGCTACGCCTACCGGCTCAGGTCGGAATCGGGCGTCTGGCCCAAAGAATCGATCTGGAAAGAGGCAGTCGAGGCGCCGGTCCGTGTCGGCCGCTGAGGCCGAGGTCCTCGACCCCGGCGTCAACTTCGTCCGCTGGCAGGCGGGCTATTGCCAGCGTTGCCGGCGGGCGCCTGCCCGCGGCCGGCTGATGCTGATCCACGTGAGGCCGATCGCGGCCTCCCCCCCTCACTCGCCACGGCGGCAGGTCCACCTACGCGCCGAATGCGCCGACCCGGGTGAGTGCAAGGCCTTCCGTGACGCCGAGCAGACCCGTCGCGAACTCCGCTCGGGCCCGCTCGAGTGGCGGTGCTCGCGCTTCCGGGCGGCCGGGCGGGGGAACTGCCACTGGTGCGGCGAGCCCATCGTCATCGCCGACCCCGACGACTACCGGCGCCGGGCCCGCGCCTATCACCGTGGCGACGAGCACGAGGCGGGCGATCGCAACTGCCAGTCCGAGCAGTACGGCAGCTACACGACCGACCCACGGAGGCTGATCCAGCTCCGCGGGGACCCATGCTGCGTCGACTGTGGCGACACGGGCGAGCGGTTCGTCGCGAACGAAGGCGGCGAGGGCGGCTACTGGTACCAGACGGGCGAGTGGGAAGCCGACCACGACGTGCCGCTGTGGGCAGGCGGCGAGCACTCTGTCACGAACATAGTCCGCCGCTGCGTCGACTGCCACAAGAAGAAGACGCAGCGCGAGGCCCGTGAACGCGCCGAGCGGCGCCGCGGCCCGTCTCCCCAAGGGGTGCTGGTGTGACCCCCGGGCTCGACGGCGCCGACGGGCTCGAGGCTGTCCCGCGGGAGTTGCCACCGGCGGTCCTGGCACACCTCCGCCGCGGCTGGCACCTGCTGAGGCGCGCCGAACGCGCCCGGCTGAACTCCAACGACGAACGCAAGGCGAGGAAGGTCGCGATGCAGCACATCGAGGCCGCGGTGGCGCAGACCGCCGCCGCGGGCCTGTCGCTCGACCTGCTCCCCGCCTGGGTCACCGACAAGCACGGACCCGTCTGAAAGCCGGCCACGCCGGCGGGAATCAGTCCCTCACCCCCCGGCATCATTGGCCGAGATCCCCGGGACAGGACTCCCAAGACTTACGGCCTCATCCTGTCGGCCAGGTGGTGCTATAGGACCTACGCATACCGGCGTGACCAGCGGCGGGAGCCTACTACTACCGGGCGTCGACGCGCAGGATCTCGGCCTTCAGCGGCTGCCCGTCGAATTCGAGATCGGCGAGCACCCGCGCCGCGGCCTCCCCGGCGCTGCTCGCGTCCACGTGCCGGGCCAGCGCGACGATCACGTCGAAGCGACGGAGCACCCCGTCCCAGCCCATCTTGGTCGAGATTTCCTCGTGGACCTGCAGGGTGGGTGCCGACAGCCCCTTCAGCCAGTCGCCGTAGGTGCCGACCGAGACGCCCAGCTCGGAGGCCATCTGTCGTTTCGTCCAGCGCCGCGCCGACCGCTCGCCCTCGAGCCGCTCGCCGAGGTCGGCGCGGCGGCGCGGCGCGATCGCCGGATCCTGGATGTGGCGGATCCGCGTCCCCTCCGGCCAGATGTCGAGGTGGGTCGGGCGCACACAGCCGCGCGGCCCGCCGGCGCACATGTGGCCGACCTCCATCTCGGGCGGCACGTCGCCGAAGGCGGCCTCGAAGAAGGCCAGGAAGGGACCGAAGCCGGTCGACGCCCGCTCTTCGGCGATCCAGCAGCCGGTCTCCTCCTCTTCGCGGTAGCCGTAGCGGCCGCGGATGGCCGCGGCCGCCTCCTCGGCTGTGCAGGTGAGGCCTAGGTGGCGCGCGTCGCGGTGCTGCGGGCTCTCGGGCGTCGAGCTCGTCGCAGCCTCCCTCGCTGGCGCTCCTGGGCCCGCATCGCGTCGAGGCGGATGTCGGGCCCGAGGGCGGCGTGGCTCTCGTCGTGCCAGTGGCCGAGACCGGTCGCGGCGATGATCCGTAGCAAGGTTCCATACGGGGGCGCCACCCTGCCGCTCTCCCAGAGCTGCCAGGAGCGGCCGTTCTCCGCGTAGCCGACCCGCTCGGAGGCCTCGGCACAGGTGAGCCCGTGCACGCGCCTGAAATGCGTCAGCGCCGCCGGCACGTAGAGACGGTCTTCGGGGTCCGACTGCGGCGCCCGTTTCCTCGTCCGGCCGTCGAGGAGGAGGTGCCGGCGCTCGTCGCGCGTCAGCTCGCGGCCGAGCTGCTCCTCACGGTCACTGATCAGCCGCTCCCGGGTCTCTCTCCGTTCCCGGCTCCCGGCCTTGCGGCGCTTCTTCAAGCCCTGGTTCAGCATCACCCGCTGCAGGTCGTCCGGGATCTCCGCCCAGATCGCCGAGGCCTGCGCGATCAGGGTCTGTTCCTCCGGGGTCCGCTCTTTCTTCGGGCTCGTCGAACTCATCGTCGACCGGGATCTCGGTCGAGGCCGAGTCTACGGGCTCCTCGGTCGCCTCCCCGTCGACGACCACGGCGGCGTGCAGCGCGGCGGCACCGGCGAGCACGTCCGCGGCCTTCTCGGCCGGCAGCTCCATCAGTTTACGCAGGAGGTCGACCTTGTCGGGCTCGGTGGGGACTGCCTCGCCGCTGCGGGGGTCGAAGCTGCCGTGCAGCTCGACGCTGAAGTTGCGGTTGGTCTGGTCGACCTTCTGCTCGATCCGGTCCGGCGCCGCCTCGTAGCCTTCGAGGCCGAGCTTCGATTTCATGTCGAGGGAGGTGTTGGCGGCGTTCATCAGCTGGTCCTGCGCCTGCAGCGTCGTCGGCTGCACCATCCCCATCTCGGCGTCCTGGGAGAGCGCCCGGGCGAGGTTCATTTCGGCGGCCCGCACGCCGGCTTCGGCGACGTCGAGCTCGAACGGGATCGCCTTCGGCGCGGGGAAACGGCGCCCGATCTGGTCCTCGAGGTCCTCGGAGAGGCCGAATCCCGCCATCGCCTCGGGCATGAACTTCTTGCGGTATTCGTCGATCAGGGCGGGAGTCAGCTGCAGTTTCTCGTGGGCCGTGAAGAGCTCGTGCCTGGTCTCGATCTCGTCGCCGTCGTCGTTGATCTCGGGGGCGCCCTCGAGCGGGTATACCTCCTCGAGCCACAACGAGATCCAGCTCGCCGACTTGCCGCGCCGCAGCAGCGCCTCGATCTTGTCCCGGTCGGGGTGGTGGCCGATCTTCGAGCGCTCGCGTGCCTCGTCGACCTCGGACTCCGGCTGATCTCGGACGACGACGTCGGTCACGAGAGAGAAGGATAACTCCGGCGCCGCGGCATGGCGCCGGAGTCAGTCCCATTCGCGGCCTGCGAAAGGAGTTAAGCCAGCCGCGGCAGGAATCCTATCGTGCGGGGACTCAGGTCGCCGCCGCGCGGACCTCGGGCATATCGCGGATCCGGAGGTCTTCCGGCAGATCGTCGAGATCGGTGCCCGGGCGGGCGCCCCCGAGCTGCTTCATGAAGAAGAGGGTCCCGCTGCCGTCGTCGTCGGGGATCAGGTCGTTGTCCATGTAGCCGCCCATCAGCGGGATCGGGAACGTCCCCATGCAGGCGTCGCGGAGGTCCCGGGCCCAGGCGAGGTCCATCGGCCGGTGGTCGGGCCCGGACTCGCCGCCGCAGATCAGCCAGTCGATGCCCCTGAGGTCGATGTCGGGAGCCAGGCAACGACAGCCGGCGGCGTGCTGGCCTGCCCCTTCCCATGACGGTACGCCGCAGTCGCAATCACGGTCGCCGACCAGCGGCCCCAGCAGCGGCTCGGCGCTGATGAATCGGACCTGCGCCGGCGTGGCCCGGAGGATGTCGGCGCGGTCGACGTGCCTGCGGCTCTCGATCGAGGTGCCGAGCCAGATGTTCTTCGCCCAGATCTCGCTGCTGTCCACGGCCGCCATGCTGATCTGGCGCGCGAGGCGATCGTCGTCGTCGATTTCTCGCACCTCGTCGCCGACGTCGAGCCAGAACGCGATGTCCCCGAGGAGGTCGCGCATCCGCTCCGGCCGCTTGGTGAGGATCTGGAAAGTGTGTTGTCTCGCGGTCGCCATGACGGCGAACATCCTCACGATGTATTCGTTCGGGATCTGCTCGTGGAACACGTCGCTCATGCTGTTCACGAACACCAGCCGGGGTACGTCGAAGGGCTTACGGCCGCTGAGCGGCTCGAGCAGCTTCTTCGGTTTCAGGATCACGTTCTCGGCCGCATTGCCCGCCGTCCACGGTTTCACCGTGTGGCCGAATCGGAGGCTCGTCGTCTCCGCGTAGCAGTGTTTACAACCGTCGCTGACGTGCGAGCAGCCGTGCGTCGGATTCCAGCTGACGTCGGTCCACTCGATCTTCGTCTCCTGCGCCATCAGAGGTCCTCTACCTCGTCGGGTCCTTCCAGCGCGAGCAGGTCAAACGGGATGGTTCCCGCGGGAGCAGTGAACCGGAGTATCTGTCGCTCCTCCGAAGCCTGCACCACCTCGTCGACTGTTGCGCGTCGCAGCCGATCGCCCCTCTTGAGCGGAGGCGCGCCGTTCAAGATCACGTCAGCGAGCCAGTGCCATTCTTCGATCATCGTGCGTCCTCTTTCGCGTCGTGCGGCGGTTGCTGTCCGTCGGGCGCCGGGATCCGCGTGAACACCCAGGCCGCCAGCGCCCCGCTGCGGAAGCTCTGGCTGACGGGGTCGTGGCCGGCCTTGTGGACGCGGTAGCGGCCCTGCTCGATCGTGAGCGGTGGGCCCTCGGCCATCAGCGCGGCGGCGAGCTCGCACTCGAGCAGTTGCTGGTCGATCCGCTCGCGGAGGGGGTGCTGCATGTTCCACGCGTCGTAGCCGATGGTGACGATGTGCTCCGTCTCCTGGTCGCTGAGGACCTTCGTCGCCGCGGTCGCGTCAGGGCAGTCCTTTGATTCGCAGACGATCGCGCCGTCGCTGTCACGGAAGAGCGTCTCCCCGCAACCCATCGGACAGAACCCCGCTATCCCCACTTCTTCCATCGGTGTCTCCTTTCAACTGCAGCTCCTCGGGATCGAGGAAGTTCGAAAGCTGGATCAGCTCGTCAAGCAGGTCGTGCGCCTCGTGGATCGCGTCCTCGAGGCGGCGGCGTTTCACGTGGCGCGCGACCGCGAGCGCCCCCTTGTGCGCTTCGTCGAAGTGGCGGTCGAGGTCAGCCACGGTTGTCGACGTGACCGTGCAGGGGGCAATCCCACCAGGCGAGGAAGCATCGGGCCACCAGGCCGGGGCATCTGCATGGCTTCGACATCACCGGCCCGAGTTCATAGGGGTTGATCAGCCCGGGCGGGAGATCGCCTTCGACGGTCGGGGGTCCTGGGGCCACTCCCATACCCTACACCCCTCTAGAACCACTAAAGGCCTCCCTGGGGAGGCCCGCCGTGGGTCACGGGATCGCTCCCGTCTAGATCTCGTCTTGCCCACCAACGCCCCCGCAGGTTGTCGACACGAAGCGCCCCCGCAGACCACGCTGAGAACTCGTCTAGACGAGTAGCAGCCCGCCCAATCCCCCGCTACGGGGCGACTACGAGATCCAGCCCGCGCACCCTACCACGCTCAGGCGAGGGCTTTTTCCTCCGCGGCGAGGACCTCGAACTGGCGCTCCACGGCCTCGACACGTGCCCGGTGGGGGGCGAGTGACTCCTCGGTCGGGTTGTCGCCCGCCTCGGCGACCTTCAGGTCGAGCTCGGCGGCGTACTGTTCGTGCTCGAGCGTCCCGCGCCGCGCCTTGATCTTCGCCAGCTTCTCCTCTTTGGTCAGGCTCACGGTCGGGAGTCTAGCGGCGCCCCGCAGGCACAAAAAAGGGGCGGCCGAGGCCGCCCCCACCAGCACGGTCGGAACTACTTTTTCCGACCGCCGGCACGCGCTTTACGGCGCCCACCCCGACGACCCCGTTTGGGGGCGGCGGCGGCTTTACGCCGACGTCTCGCAGCTGCCATCAGCTGTTCCTTTCGATTCGTGGACCCGAGGGCCCAGATCGTCCTACTGGACGACGCCTTGCGGCGGCGCCGGTCGGCTGGCGATGCGAGCACAAGCCCATCTGCGCGCTCGCAGTCCCGGGGCTAGCCCCGGCATCGCCGCCCGAAGGCGACGAAGGGCCGGAGGGAAGGATGGCCCCCCGGCTTGCAGCGTCGATTTGATCTCGGCCACTCATGGGCGAGATCGACGTTAGCGCGGGTGTGGTCGAAATCTCAAGATGGTGGAGCCGACATGGTCGGCGGTCATCGGGATCTCGTAGGTCTCGTCATTGCGGAAGCCGGCCTTGTGCGCCTCCGCCACGAGGTCCGCGGCGCTCATCTCGTGGTAGCGCACGGTCTCGGTCGAGAAGCGCAGCCAGTCGCGGCGCCGGCGGGTGATGTCGACGACGCCGCGCGGCCCGCCGGCGCGCATCTGGGCGCCTGAGCGCGTGGATGCGATGACCTGGCTGGCGAAGCGCAGGCCCTGGCGGTCGGGCTTCGGCCGGTGCGCCGGGTGGGCGACGATCGCCTCGCTCAGGTCCTCGTGGATCGAGGCGTAGAAGACCCCGTCGGCCTTCAACGATTCGGCGACAGCGTGGAAAATCCGCTCGCGGTCGCCCCTCGCGAAGAGCTGCATGAACTGAGCCGGGGCGATGGCGACATCGAAGCGGCGGATCCCCGCGGCGCCGGAGTGGAGGCTGCGCGCGTCGTCGACGATCGGTCGAAGACGGACGGTCCCGCCGTGGCGCCCGCGCAACTCGTCCATCAGCTCCGGGTCGCTGTCGACGGCGGTGACGAAGAGGCCCTGATCGAGGAAGAGCTCGGTCAGGCGCCCCGTGCCGGCGCCGAGCTCGAGGACCAGGCTTCCCTCCTCCCACTTCGCCGCGGTCTCGCGCCAGAAGAGCTCGTCGGGCTGATCGCGGTTTTCGAGGTCGTGGAAGGCGGCGGCTGGTTTTGTTCCAGCTTGGACAGAAAGGAGCGGCGGGGTCACTGTTTCTTCCTCCTGAAGGGGTCGTTTTTGGCTCTACGAGTACGTTTACGGTTTTGTCCCTTTTTGGACAAAACCTCGCCCTTCCCCAGCACCCGGTCGGCGAGACGCGGATACGCTTCGAGGTTGTGGGCGAAGACGTCTCCCTTCGTCCACCCGGCCGGCGCCGACACCTTCTCAGGGTTGAGGGTGAAGAAGGCGGCGCCCGCGGCGGCGACCACGTTCGAGAACATGATCTTCCGGTCTTCGTCGAAGACGCCGAGCAGCTTCGCCGACATCTTCATCCGCAGCATCGTCGTCGTCCCGAAGTGCAGCCACCTGACATCGTCGGGGTAGAACTCGCGGGCGCGCCGGTGGTCGCGGATCGCCTCGGGGATCATGCCGCCGCGGCTGCCGTGGGTCTGCGTCGAGAAGGCGACCAGCTTGCAGCCGGCGCGGGCGACGAAGTCGTAGCACTCCTGGGTGAGCCAGTCGGCCTGGAAACCGGGGTGTTGGAAGACGTTGTACTTGAAGCCCGCCGCGCAGGTGTCGAGGTACCAGTCCATGATCCGCGCCACGTTCAGCAGCGCCATCGCGTTCTGGAGGTCGGGGTAGGTCGAGAACTGCGGCCCGATCATCCCCTCGACGCCTTCCGCCAGCAGCCACGGGAAAAACTCCTCGCGGGCGTCCCAGCACTTCTCGAGGGCGTCGTCGAGCACCTGGCCGTGGACGAAGACGATCGTGTCGGGCCCGACGCCGAGCCGCTCGCGGAGGTTCAGCCGCGGCCCCGGTTTGCGTTTCTTTTTCTTCTGGCCCTCCATCACCTGCCAGGCGAAGTCGGCACCCGTGCACACGATGGGCGGCATGTTCTTCAAAGCACCCATCCACGTCCCAACTTTCTTGCCCGTCTTCTTGTCGACGTCGTCCATGTTGTGCCGGATCACCGGGAACCAGCTGACATCGAACGGGAGCTCGGCCGCGGCGCCGGCCTCGAGGTGCTCGATCCGCTCGTCGGGGAAGTCGGGGTTGGCCCACTGGTCGAGGCGGAGGGTGGGGAATTCGCCCTCCGGGCCGATCCACGAGTCGAGCGTCCAGCTGCGCTTCTGCCCGCAGATCGCGACCGTTTCGGCGCGGGTGCCGCCGCCGCAGATGTCACAGCCGTTGTCGCAGCTGTTCACCACGCAGGCGAAGATCCGGTTGCCCTTGTTGCGGCAGCCCGGGCAGCTTTCCTCCACATACATCGGGCAGACGTGCTGGTCATCGCCCCATCCGGTTCCGCAGGCGATTTTGTTCTTGAGGGGTGTCCCCCAGCGGTCCTTGCCGTCGCGGCCGTCGGTGAAGAAGCTGCATTTCTCGACGACCTGGTCGCCTGATCCGAACCTATTACTACGACCCGTCACGCGACTTCCGGCCCGACCTAGAAGTAGGCGAGGACGTCGCCGCCGCGCGCGTAGCCGGCACGGCTGTAGCAGTACCGGCAGAGGGGGCCCTCTGCCGCCTCCGATGAGCCTTCCACCACTTCCTCGACCACCAGGTGCCGATTGTGGGGAGCGATCATCACGGCGAGCCGGGTGCAGCCAGGGTCGCGGTGGACCGTCCCGGTCTTCTTGTAGCGCCAGACGGCGATCTTCGGTTTGGGCATCAGCCGCTCTCACTGTACGCGGCGGCTCGATCGAGCTCGGCGCCGATCGAACCCAGCCAGTCGGCGGCCTCTTCGCGGTAGGCCTTCATCAGCGGGTCGCCGGTGATCAGGTCGGTCGCGTCGGCCAGCTGCGCATGGAAGCGGCCGCTGAGCTCGCGTAGGGGCGTGTGAACGGATTCGTGAGCAGGTCTGTGGGCGGACCTCGCCGGGGTGCTGAACTCCGCTCTGCGGGCATGTGCCAGCTGCAGGGCGATGCTCTCGGGCACCGGCGGCAGGCCATGGTGGGCCCGGATCTCGGTGCTGATCGCGTGGATCCGCTGCGAGGCGGCGATCGCCCGCTCGAGCGCCGCCTTCGTCATCTTCGGCATCGGCCGGTTCCGCTCGCGGAAGGCCTTCGAGGTGTATTCGGCCATCTCAGGCCGCCGGCGGGAGGGGATCCGGGTCGTCGCGCAGGGTGATCTTGGCCTCGATCGGCTGCGGGCCGAGCCGGGAGAGCGTCCCGCCGTGGACCGAGGGGATGCGGGTGAACCCGTCCTCGTCGGGCGGCGGGGCGAGGCCCGGGTGGAACGCCGTCCTGGCGACTTCCCAGGTGTCGTCCTCGGCCTCGACCAGGTCGGAGTCGCGATCGGGGTCGAGCAGCGCAGCCAGCAGGGCCACGATGTCGTCGTCGAGGTGTAGTCGGAGCGCCATCAGTCCCACCCGAGGTTCTTGCTGGCGGTGACGTAGGAACCGTTGTCGCGGGCCCGCAGTTCGCCGAGTCGTTTGACGACGGCGTTGATCACGAGAACGCGCCCATCGTTGTCGGGACTCGGCAAGAAGCGGTTCCACCGGAGGCATTCTTCGACGTTCTCGCAGGCCTCGACCTGCTCGACGCTCGGCCAGTCGGTACGCACGTCAGGCCTCCACGGTCTCGATGTCGCGGGCGGCCATCTCGGCGCGCTCCTGCTTCTCGAGCGCCAGCCGTTCGGCGACGTACTCGGCGCTCCGTTGCGCTTCGTCGCGGATGGTGTCACCGCCCAGATAGCCCCAGCAGGACTCCTCGAACGGCGTCCCCCGGGCGACGATGTAGCCGTAGACTTCGCCGCGCAGATACTGGTCGTAGACCTCGACCTCGACCTCGATCGCCTCGGTCAACCGCTCCGACATCGGCTTCTCGGTCGGCGAGACCTCCCATCTCTCCTCGGTGATGATCGCGAAGCCGCAGAAGCTGGTGTCCCAGCCGGCGCCGTCGCCCGCGAACCGGCCGCGCGAGTCGGTGTCCACCCGCTTCAACTCCTGCTCGCCGATCACCGTGATGTCCCCCACCTTGATCGAGAGGATGGAGTGGTCGTGGAGGAACAGCGGGGCGACCGCCAGCGCTTTCCTCTCGACCAGCCATTCCGACAGGAAAGGATCGACCGTGCCGGTCGCGCCGCATCGGATGCAGTCGTCTTCCTGGTCGCCGACGACGCAGGCGCCATGGCACGTCGGGCACTCGATTTCCGGGAGGCCGGACTCCTCCAGCTGGTGATCGCCGAGGGTGTAGCCCCGCGAGTAGATGTAGAGCTCGGTGTAGTTGCCGTCGAATTGGCGCGGGTTCGAGCTTTCCATGTCCTCATCGACCAGGATCTCGATCTCGACGCCTTCGTGTTCGTACATTTCGTTCACGGGTGTCCCCTTTCGGTTGGTACCTATTACTTTCCGCTGCCCGACGTCTTGCCTCGATGCCGCTTCGGCGTGTATTTGGCAGTGGTGTGTTTCTGTGACCCCCAGCCGGAGGTCTTGAACTGCTGGATGTCCACGAACCCGCGCCCCTCCTGGCGGATCCCGTCGAGCCAGTCCTCGAGCTCATCCAGGCCCTCATCGGTGCAGAAGGCGTCGAGCATCACGATGTCGAGTTCGACGATCCGCTCCGGGGCCGCCATGAATTCGACGAGCTCCATCTGGGCCTTCCTGAACCGCTCGGCGGTCTTCAGGCTGTGGCCGGTCAGCTTCGCCAGCAGCTCCGCCGACGTCGCCTTCAGGCCGATCGTCAGCTGCAGGCGGTCGGCTTCCTGGAGCATCTCTGCCTCGAATCGCTCGACCTGGGCCGGCTTCAGGATCGTCCCGTTCGTCTCGATCACGAGGAACGGTTCCTCGTCGCCGTCGGGAAGGGTGCCCTCGGTCTGCTCGACGAACTTCTGCGCGACCAGGCGCATGTGGCCGTCCCAGTTCAGGGTCGGCTCGCCGCCACTGACCCGCGCCATGCTGACGTGGTTGCGGTCGAGGCCGCGGACGATCCGCTTCACGACCTCGTCGGAATCGAGCTCGTAGGTCGGATCCTGGCCCTTCCACCCCATCTGGCTCCAGCAGTTGTCGCAGGCCCAGTTGCAGTTCTGCACGTCGACCGTGAAGCAGCCGCCATAGAACCGCGCCTTGCGGAACCGCTTGTAGGGCGCCAGGTCGGCGCCTTTGTAGTCCCTTGCTCCGGGCACTAGTCGATCCTCCTCGAGGTCAGCTCGAGACCGTCGAAGACGACCCTCGCGTCTTGCATCCCTTCGTCGGTGTCGACGACGATGTCGAGTGCGTCGGCGCGACGGAGCATCGTCGCGATCGCCTCCTGGAACTCCTGCTGGGACGGCTCGGCCCCGCCCTTGTGGTCGACCCACATCTTCACGTCGACCAGCCACCGCGCGGCCATCAGCGCTTACCTCGGTGGAGCATCGCCAGCTCGGTCCTGCCGGCCTTGTCGAGCTCGCGCCTGATGTCGTCGGTGACCTCGTCGTCGGGCGTCCAGAAGTTCTGGTACCCGCGGTGCGGGATCGGCTCCGCGAAGAGCCTCGCCGCGTCGGGGTCGAGGAGGTAGTGCTGTTCGCCGGGCACCGCCCAGTCGCTCGCCTCGGTGCCGTACCCGTCGGCGAGCTTCGCGTCGTCGACGACGTCCTCGATCACCGCGACGCCGATGATCGAGGACGTCACCATCGGGTCGGGGAGCTCGAGCTCGAACTCGTAGACGACCCGTTTCGCCGACTCGACATCGTTCGTCTTCCCCGCGTGCACCAGGAAGGGCCCGCGGTGGCTCGTCGTCCGCGGCCGGTTCTCGATGTCCTTGTGGCCGGAGGCCACGAGCCACGCCCACGGCTGCCAGAGCGTTAGTGCCTTCAACTCCGTCTCCTTTCGTCGTCAGAACAAAAGCGGCCCGAGCGTCCCCACCCATGCGCGGACACCCGGGCCACTCTTCGCCGCACCCTCTGCTGGGTGGCGCGGCGAGGGCTGGCGCCCCGTCGACGGGATCCCAGTCCGATCCCGTCGACGCGACACCTCACCACCTCCACTACTTCCCTCTATTTTACTACACCTCTCCACTACCACCACCCTCGGCCTCGATTCCCTCGATCACCGCGCGCTCGTCGGCGTGGGCCCTCTCGGCGACCTGCACGAGGTCCTCGCGCGTGACGCCGGCGAGCTCGGCGAGGTAGTCGACGGCGGCGGCGTGCTGCAGCGATAGCCGCTCTAGGTCGTAGATCGTCTCGAACGCCGCTTCATGCCTTTCCTCGGGCGTCATGTGGGCCGGGTCGGTCAAGGCGTCCCCCCTTCGCCGGCCAGGACGCCCCATGCGGTCACCAGGCGGCCATCCGTTTTGACGATGACCCGGTAGGGACCCCCTGCCTCCTCCAGCTCCTCGGCGATCGCCTGGGCGGCGTTGACCACACTCTGGTCGGCCAATGGCTGGTCGGTGTCTATCTCGATCGCGTAGATCACGGCACCCGTCCTTCCTGGTCATAGGCGCCGCGATCTTCGAGCGCCAGCATCCGGTCGACGCGCCGGTCGCTCGGGTCGTAGGTGTCGAGTCCCGCGTCCTCGAGGACCTCGGGCGCCAGCCCGACCCGCTCGGCGTCCTCGATCAGTTCAGACTCCTCGACCGCGGTCATGGTGAGCCCGGTGACGCCATTGACCTTCAACATCTCCCCGTCGACCAGGCCGCCCCAGCCCTGCCGGCGCAGGACCCGTAGCGCCTGCTCGGCTTCGTAGCGCGCCCGCTCGGGATCGTCGGCCGGGTCGACGGCCACACCCGCCTCGGCGAGGCCGCCGGTGTCGTCGTTCAGCCCTTCGGCGGTCCAGACGAGCAGCTTGATCTCGTCGCGGATCTCGTCGGGAGCGCCCATCAGCGGCGCCTCCGATGGTTGTAGGGCCCCCGCGGCCGCTCGTGCAGCTGCGAGGTCGGCTCCCGCTCCTCGAGGAACCAGCGCTCGTCTTCGGCGACGAGTTCGTCTTCGTCGGCCAGGTCCCAGCCGCCGCAGCCCTTGTGCTCAGGCGCCTGGGGGGACGGTGCTTCGGTTGGTGACATCGGTGTCTCCTTTCGTTGTCAGCCGGCAGTGCCGAGCAGCTGCATCGCCCGGTGGTAGTGCTGATCGCCCTTCGCGGCGGCGTAGGCGGCCTCGAAGCTGCGCTGGTAGAGATCCACGTCGCCGCGCCGGACCGCCTCGTCGTAGCACTGGCGCGCTCGGGCATCGGCGGACGAGAAAGTCGGGGACTGGTTGGCCCGGTCGATCTGCTCGAACACCTCCCGGGTGAGGTCCTCGTCAGTGAGCGCCTCGAGATGCGCCGCGTAGTTCTGCTCGTCCATCGTGATCTCCTTTCGTTCCCTCCGCCTCCTCGATGTCGGCGGAGATGTCATCGGTGGCGTCCGCCAGGTCGTCGGCGAACTCGGTGATTCCGTGCTGCATTTCCGCGAGCCGCTCATCGTGAGGCTGCTGCTCGATGCGGAGCGCCGCGCGCCGCAGGGTCTTCTCGGCCGTTTCCAATTCCGTGCGGGTCACGCGGCAGAGCAAGGCGAAATGGTGGGGAGTGATCATGGACCCACCTTACGCCGGGACCTATAACCCCCTTTCGTTGCCGACTTCCCGGAGGTCCTCCTCGGCTCGATCGAGGAGGTTGATCAGGTCCCAGCAGTCGGCGGCGCGGCCGGCGTTCATGCACGCTTCCTGGAGGTGCCCGTGCCGGCCGGCGATCTCCCGGCAGGCGGCGAACCGTCCCTCCTGCGCATAAAGCAGCAGCTCCTCGGCGTCGTGCTCGCTCTCGAACCGGATCTGCGTGAGCCCGTCGTGCTCGGCTATTTCGGTCATGACCATAATTGCCTCGGCCATGGTTATAGGTTCACCCGGATCGTGAACCCTGACACCGGCGAGGCGGCCGCGTCCTTCGGTTCGTCGAGCCATACCCGAGCCTGCGCCGCGACGTTGGCGAGCACGTCGCTCAGCAGATGCCCCTCGGCGTAGGCGATACGGCCGTCACCTTCCGACTCCTCGGCCAGCACGTCGGGGATCACCTCGTCGAGGTAGACGGGGAAGCACTCGGCCTTGAAGAAATGGCCCGACGCTTCCCGCTGCTCCCGGGCCGCCTTCCGGGTCGACTCTGCGTCTCGGTGGTCGATGTTCATGGGGTCACCGATCCCCACACGCGATTTGCCTCGAGGACGAGGGCATCGTCGCCCGGTGAGTCGCCGATCGAGTTGGTCAGGTCGTCGACCAACAGCGCGACGGTCAAGCCGTCGACCGCCTCGTCGGGATAGTCGACCCCGTATTCGGTCAGCCGCTCGAGAAGCTCGACGGCTTGTGCGTCCTCCATCAGGCGGCCGCCAGCTCGTCCTGTGCCTCGATGTACTCCTCAAGGCCTTCGCAGATCAGGCTCCCCATCGCGCTCCGCTGCTCGGGCTTCCCCATCGGGAAGCCGTCGATCGCCTCGATGACCTTCGCGCACATGCTGTAGGCCATCTCGGTGCCGATCTCGCCGGCCCGTTCCTCTGCTGCCTTCGGGTCCATGGTGCCCCTTTCGTAGGCCTGTCTCGTCGGTGCGCGGCGGCCAACCCGGCGCAGACGCGGGCCCGGAGGCCCGCGTTTCGACTATTCGGTCGAGATCACCCGAGCGGCGATCTGGCTTTCGCCGATGAACCATTCGCCCGGGGTTTCGTCGAGCCGGAAGGTCGATGTCTTCTCACCGAACCACTGGCTGTCCCAGTAGACGGCGCCGCCCGATTCGACGGGGTTCTGCCCGATCGTCGGCGGACCCTCCACCGCGACGTTCAGCGAGTCGAGCGCCGTCGTGGTGGGCGTGAACCCGACGGCGACGATCGCCTTGTGGGGGATCTTGCCGGTGAGGTCGAACTTCACCGTCTGCGGGAGCCCGTGCTGGCAGTGGCCGTCCGAGGCCTTGAACGAGGTGCCATCGGGGCAGGTCAGGTCGGTCGTCGGCCGGTAATGCAGATCGAACGTCTGCGTCTCCGTGGCCAGCAGCTGCCCCACCGCGTTTTCGTAGGTGACTTCGTACACGTTCAACGTCAGGGGCGCGGCGAACGTCGCCGAGGGATCCACGGTGACGCAGGTCGCTTCGCCGCCGCTCTCGCACGACCACACCGACATCAGCACTTCGACTTCGGGATCGGTGGTGCCACCTTCCTTGGCGAGGACGATCTGGGAGCCGAACTGCGTCGTCCCCGTGGCCGCATAACCGAGGCTGGGCGGGTTGGCGATCCGCGATTCCGGCGTGATGTTGTCGTAGACGAGCGGGTTGGTCGGCGCCGGCGGACCAGGGGGGCCGGCCGGGCCGGCGGGACCCTGCGGACCGGCGCCGCCCGGGCTGCCGGGAGCACCGGGGTTGCCCTGGGGTCCGGTCGCTCCGGGAGCACCCGGGGCGCCGTTGGCTCCCTGGGACCCGGTCGCGCCGGGGGAGCCCTGCGGGCCTTCGGGGCCGCTCGTCCCCTGAACGCCCTGTTCGCCCGTGTCGCCCTTCTGGCCGGCCGCTCCGGGGCTTCCTGGCGTGCCCGGGGACCCCGCGGCCCCTGCGGGCCCCTGCGGGCCACGGGCCACGTGGGCCTTCACGCACTGCCTGCCGCTCCTGTGCTTGCCGTGCGGGCACTTCTTCGGGTGGTGCTTCTGAGTCGCGACTGCGACTGCGGGGAGGGCGAGGGCGGCGATCGCCGCGACCAGCCAGATCATTAGTTTCCGTCTCATGGGTGTGTGTGGTCCTTTCTCGTTTGGTTGGTGTGGAGGAAGATCAGCTGGCCTTGACGCCTGTGTTGGCGGCGAACGCCTCGGCGAGCGCCTCGGCGAGCTTGTCGATCACGAGATCGAGGCGAGCACCCCCGCAGGCGGTCCACAGGCCGCCTTTCTCGTTCTTGCCGATCACGTCGTGGAGGTCGGGGAACGATCCGGTGCTGACGTTGAATTGGAAGATGAAGCTGACGATCGGCTCCATCTGGTCGGGGTAGGCGAACGAGATCCGGCCGGTGTTGGTGTACCGTTGGTCGACCACCAGCTGGACCTTGAAGTCCTCGGCCATCTCCTGCAGGCGCCCGATGAACTTCTCCTGGGTGTTCATCGGCAGGCCCGGATCCGCGGTTGTACCGCACGAGCGCCCCGAAGGCGCCGCCGCGGGCGGGAGGTGAATTCGTCCTGGTAGCTGAACCGCGACCCCTGTGGGACCCGGCTCAGCGGCAGCCCATAGTGCCGTTGCCACCGGTGCTCCTCCTCGAAGAGCTCGCGGCGCGTCTCTTCTTCGTGGTGGCGCCAGGCCTGGATGCCGCGGCACTGCCCGTGGCTGCAGGTCCACGTGCGTTCCATGTATCGACTGCCGCCGTGGGAGGTGTCATTGCAGAACGTCATCCCGTCGCCTCCGGATCGTTGTCGACCATGGCCACCGAGCCCTCGACGACGCCCACGATCCTCAACTCGGCTTCAGCTGCGGAGATCACGCTCTCTTCGGCGTCCTCGACGCTCTCGGCTTCGACCGATTCGGCGAACCCCTGGCCGCCCTCGGCATAGATGGCGATCACGGTGAACACGCGGGATTCCTTTTCCCTCTGTTCCTGATCGGCTTCGGCGTCGACCTGGGCGAGGGTCTTCTCGCCCAGCAGCACTTCGATCCGCCGGCGGATCACCGGTGAGCCTTCCTGCAGGTGCCCGAGCAGGGCGTCGAATTCGGCGCGCTTCATGTGGAGGTCGGCCCCCATCGTCCGGCAGACCAACTCGTCGTCGAGCTGCGCGGTGGCAGACGGCACCGTCGTCATGGCGTCTTCGTGCGCCTCACCCAACACCCCGTAGGGCGTCGCCTCCTCGGTGGTCTCGATCGGCTGGAAGTCCTCGGCGCTGCAGTTGCCGCATTTCCACCCGGCCCCGTCGACCTCCCGCACGTCTTCGCTCCCGCACTCCGGGCAGAGCATCACGTGGGGAGCTTCCGGCGGCGATGCGAACCCGAGCCGGAGGGGGATCGCCAGCCGCAGATCGTCGGCCGAGTTGACCGGCTTCAGCTGGCCGTCGTAGTGCTCGTTGGGCGCGGTCGAGAAGAAATCGGTCGGCTCCACGATCAGGCAGGCCTCGCCATCGACATCCTCGGGGCCCCAGACCAGCAGCCGCGCCGCGATCGGGTTGCCGTCGGTGTCGAAAACCTTGTCGACGATGCTCTCCTCCCTGCCGTCGCCGAGTTGATCGACACGGAGGGTCTGGGTGCTGGGCCGCATGTTGTCATCCCACTGCGCCCCGGCCTCCGCACCGAAGGTGCCGGCGAAGCTGTAGACCTCGCCGTCCTCACATCTGTTCTTGCCGTCGGGGTCGTCGAAGTTTGCCCCCCAGGTGTTGCCATATACGTCTCGGTCGGTATCGACCAACGTCTGGACCAGGAACTGGGTCACAGGTTCTCCTTTCGTGTTACCGATTCACAACTACATGACACTCTACGAATCCTCCTATAACTCCCCTCCTTGTTCGACTTTCTGCCCGAATTCGTCGGGCTCGACTTTCGCCGGATCGGAGTCGATCGCCATCCAGCCCATGCCGGACTTCTCGACCGTGTTGGCGAGGTCGCGTGCGTTCTCGACCGCCTCGGTAGGTGAGTCGGCTTCGACGTTCACCCAGGCCGGCACCAGGAACCTCATCCAGTCCTCCTTCTCGTGGTGTCAAGGTCGATGCCGAGGCTGTCATCCAGAGCCTCCCACCGCACCTGTTCGCCATCGGTCTCTTCGGCCACGGCGTTGAGCTGCGAGAAGTAGTCCCGCAGGGTCAGCGACACTCGCTCGCGCCGGGTGTCTCCCGGGTCCAGGAGGATGTCGGCCTGTTCGGCGATCCCGGCAGCGATCGCGTTCAGGAAGCGGGCAAGGTTGGGGCCATACTGGGCGTCGACGGCCTCCATCAGCCGCTCCTCGAGGGCGTTCTTGTAGTCGATCAGTGAGTCGACGCCGCTCTCCTCGCCGTCGGAGCCGTCGCTGTACTTCATGGCCTCCTGCATTTCCGCGATGGTCTGTTCGCCCGGAGAGAAGTCGGGGCGTGCCGCCAGGGAGAGGTCGACCTTGCCGATCTCGATCTTCGCCGCGGCTGCGGCGCGCCACTCCTCCTGTGCCTCGGCAGAGAGCGCCGGCCACTCGACACCCTCGTTGGCGGCGAGGGCTTGCGCGATGAGGTACTCGACCACGGAGCTCATACGACCGCCTCCGCCAGACGCAGTGCCGGTTTGACACGCCAATAGTGCTTGGTCGAGTTGATCTCCCGGGCCTCCTCGTTCACGAGTTCGACGATGCCGAGCTTCTCGAGCCGCTTGAAGTGGTAGCTGACGGTGCTCAGGCCGACGCCGGTGATGTCGGCGACTTCGGTCGGCGCCACCTCTCCCTCCCCTTGCACGACGGCGACGAGCAAGGAGGAGAACAGCGCCTCCGACAACACCCTCTCGGCGATCGCCCGCCAGGTCGTGCCGCCCGTCAGCAGCCCCGTCGCGCACGATCCGCAGAGGTAGACCCCGTCCTCCTCCTCGAGCGTCGACACCCGGAGGTGTCCGGGTCCGAAGGTCGAGCAGGCGGAGCAGTGCGTTTCGCCCCCCTCCTCGACCAGCAGCAGTTCTTCGATGTTCACTTCGGTCTCCTTTCGTCTGTTTCCCTGTTTCCAAATCGGAAACAGTTCAGTAACGCGCCCACCAGCGGACGGTGCGGACGGCCATGATCACCCCGAAGGACAGGGGCGCCCAGCCCCATTCCTGGCCCGCCGACAGCGCCAGCCCGCCGAGCATCAGCAGTAGCGCGGCGAGGGCGAGGAACCCGCCGGCGCCCATCTCGCTCATCCCGATCGGCTGCCGCGGCGGCCGCGTCAGCAGCGCCGCAAGGACCACGAGGGTCACGATGGCCAAGATCATCGTCCGCTCCCTTCTCTCGCGACGGGCTGCAGCAACTGCGCGTGACCCGCCTCATATTCACCTTCGACATCGAAGCCACCGGCGATCGCCAGCAACATCAGCATCACCGCCAGCACCGCGACTCCCAGCACGATCTCCCCACGCTTCGTGAGTGTCATCTCAGGTCAATCCTTTCGACTGGACCGACGCCGATCTCATCGGCGTGGTGTTTGCACATCTCCGTCTTGATCCCGACCTGCAGCGTCTTACACCTACAGGTCACCTCCTGCACCGCTCCATACACGATCTTCCCCATCTGCACTTCGAGGAGGCAGAACTCGCAGGCACGCCGCGGCCACTCCCAGGCGGGCATCAGCGGGCCTCGGTCTTAGCATGCGCCATCGCCATGCGGACCAGGCCGTCCACGTCGTAGCCGCGCTGGATCGCGATGATCAACTCGTCGGCGACGATGTCGATCATCATCGGCCGGCAGTGGTGGCGGGAGCCGACCTCCTTGCCGCAGGACTCGCAGGTGCGGCTGGCCGCCGGTGGGGTCGCTTGGTCGAAGTCGAGCAGGATCTCATTGCAGTCCGTGCACTCCACGGCGATGTTTTCCTTGCCGCCATAGGTGACGCACTCGATGTCATGCCCGATGTGACGGAAGAGATCGTCGGTGCTGTGCGCGCCCATGTCACTCACTCAACTGTGGGACGACGCGCCGCGCGAACGCCTCTACAGCGGCGCGCGCCTCGCCCGAGAACTCGTAATCGGCCGTGCCCGACCAGCTATAGCGGTAGCACACCCGCCGAATTTCGTAGGACAGTTCCCGCTCGTAGCCGCTGGGGACCGTCGCCGGCGACCCGTGCTGCTCGACATCGCACTCGATCAGGATCCGGCTGTCGGGCCCACCGACGCCGAGCACGATTTCAAAGGTCACCGTCGATTCGACCGCTAGCGGCCACCCGTCCATGACCCGTTCCGCGGCCTCGGCGAGGTCCTGGGGATCTTCGTCGAGGATGTTGCCGATCCCCAGCAGCCCCTCGATCTTCTCGCTGGAGCCGACTTCGTTGACGTCCTCCCGGTCGGTCGCCTGTGAGAGCGCCATCAGGAGGGCGATGTCGGCCGCGTCCCCGACCGCGGCCTCGGCGACGTGCAACTCCGGCACGGTCTGCGGGTTCTCCATCTCGTAGGGCGACGCGATCCGCTTCCGGTAGACGTCCAGCTGGTCTTCGGCGATCGTCGGGCCCGCGTACCCGTGTAGTTCGCTGTCGGAGCCGAACTCCTCGCGGATGCGAGCGTCGACGCGATTCGTGATCTGGCCCGCGGCGTCGTCGTGGTTGCCGCTGTCGCCGGTAAGGGTGAACTCGGCGGTGATCCGGTGAATGCTTTGTGCTGGCACGGCTTCTCCTTTCGCTTGCACTATTCGATCCTCTACCACTCTACGATTACTCCTATAACCAACTCCGCTGCCCGACTTCTCGGCTCACTTGCTCGACCTCCACATGCGCAGCACATCCCCGGTCTTGAGCTCGAGCCACGGCTCGCCGTCGGGGTCGCGGAACGTGTGGTCCTGGGTGAGCACCTGCCGGCCGTCCCCGTAGAGCGGCACGTCGTCCCAGCCGAGGTAATAGATCGGCAGCGTGGCGAAGCTGACGACCTGTCCACGTTGGCTCGCCTCGAACCAGGTGACGCCGTCGTCGTTCACGACCTCCGTCGGCCGGGACTCCGCGCACGCAGCGGTGAGCATCCCCCAGAGGTGCCTCTCGGTCCAGCCGAGCTTGACTTCCTCCTTCTCGCGCAGGATCTGGGTGTTCAGTGGCATTACCGGGCTCCTCTCTTCAGCCGCTCGCACTCAAGGTGGTTCGGCAGGATTTGCGTACTCGTGGTGACGCTGTGCCAGTCCAGCCCCAGCTTCACCTTCACGTCGTTATCGCCGATCGGCTCGACGGACCAGACCTTGTCGAAACCGCCCGCGACAGGCGCGGCGCCGACAAAGGTCAGGGTGTCGCCCGGCTCGAGCCTGAAGGCGTCTACCGTCTCGACAGCCATCACGCCACCTCGTGGGGAGTCAGCGAGGAGGACCCGAATGGCCGCTCCAAGGAGAAGCCGGTGATCTTGCCGGCCCGGACCAATGCCTCGGCCGCCGCCTCATCGCCCTCGTAGCGCTCGCATTCGTCGCAGCGCTCGATCCAACGGCGGCAGCCGTCCTCGTTGGCCGCCGTCGGGAATCGCACCCCCGGGATCGACTCGGGGTGGTCGCGGCAGCCTTCGCAGTCGTTCAGTGCCATCTCGACGCGCTGCACGATGGTCCCGTTGGCGGGGTCGTTGTAGGCAGCGATCCGGTCTATCGCGTCGGACATCATCGGTCCTTCCTGCAGCGCTCGGCGAAGTCCGCCAGCGCCGCGGTTTCGTCGAGGTCGTAGTGGCCCCAGAAGAGCTCAACCTCGCCCGTGTTCCGGTTGTGGCCCCAGCGGATCGTCACGTAGGGAGGGAAACCCTTGTCCAAGTCGACCTGCCGCAGCGCGGTGGCGATGCCTTCGACCTTGTGCTGGTCGGCGATCGGCGAGGTCACGGCGATCGCCGTGACCAGCCCGATGCGCTCGCGGACAGCCTGGGCGCCGGCCTCGACCGACAGCGGTCCCCGTTCGACATAGGTGCCCCCGCGGTCGGCGCTCATCGGACCACCCCCCGACCTATAACTGCCTCTCGGCGCTCGACTTCCTGCCTCATTCGCCGGAGCGACTCCCGCTCCCGCCGGCCGGAAGCGCGGCGGGGCTTGGGCTGGTTGGTCTGGAGCCACGCGGGCTTCTTGGCGGTCACTAGTACCGCACCTCCCCGTACGGTTCCTCTTGTGAGTCGATGCTCATGGTGTCCTCCTGCCAGCCCGGGCGCATGGCCCGGGCCGGGTTCATGGGTGGTCGGTGGACTACTAGGAGTTGACTTTGCGCGCGTCCGTTTCGCCCGCTTTGTGGGCCTTGGTCCCGGGTTTGCGCGGCTTCGCCTTCGGTTTCGCCGCCGCTTTGGCGCGCGTTTCGATGGTCGCGAGCGCCTGTTTGCCGTACACGGCGGCGCGGTTCAGGTCGGCACCGAGGTCCTCGAGCCACTCCTTGGTGTCTTTGCGGTACTGCTTCTGCTCGCTGAACGGGACGATCACCGCGACCGCCTCGTCGATCTGGGCGTTGAAACCGTCCGCCAGGCCTTCGAGCTCAGCGACGATCTCACGGGCCTTGTCCAGCGCGCTGCTCTTGGTGCTGCTAGCCATATGGCCATCTCCTTTGCGATGCCCGCGGCTGCCGGCGGGCGCGGCTTGGAGCCCCAGCGGCTCCGGATCAGAGAGAACCTCTAATCCCCTCTCCGATCCCCTACTACTCTACATATACACCTATAACTCTCTCCCTATTCCGACTTCTCCGCCTCACGCGGGCTCGAAGCCGAGGATCAGGGGGTCGTCGGTGGGCACGGCGATCGCCCGGCTGGCGATCTCGCCCTCGTGCTCGGTCTCGACCAGCTGCATCGCCTCCTGAGCGTCGCCGGCGATCACCAGGTAGGTCGTGCCGTCCCCCAGGACCCGCCAGAGGGGCGTCACGGGGTCGGGCGGCGGCCCGTAGGTTCTAGGTTCTACGAGAGGCTTGAGGTCGGCCGGGTAACGCTGAAAGCTGAGGTCCGCCCAGTTGCGGCCGCTCGCCGTCAGGCGGGCGGTCCTCCGGGAGTTGCGGGTCCGCTGCTCGACCAGCGGGAAGGTGGCGAAGATCGTCCGGTCCTCGACCCACGGCCCGCACTCGCCGGCCAGCCAGCGGGTGCCTCCGCGGGCGGAGCTGTAGGAGACCGGCAGGCCGAGCACCTCGGCGACCTCGACGACGCGGAAGGCGTCCATCCATTCGCCGCCGTGCAGGCAGCGGAGCGCATAGACCGCGGCGGCCGGCCAGTCGTCGAACTCCAGGCCGTGGGCGAGCAGGAGGGCGTTCGTCTGGTGCTGCCGCCGCGACATCAGCTCACCGGAGGGCCTGTCCGCGCACCAGCGCGCGGCCCTTGGCCGTGGGCGTACACATGATCGGCGGGCGCCCGATCAGCGTGACGAGCCCCCGGCGCGCCAAGGCACGGGCCGACGGTTCAGGGACCGACACGCGGTAGATCGTGCGGCCACCGCGCTCGATCTTGTAGACGCCCCACTCGAAGTCGGCGAGCGTCGCCGCGGGGACGACCTGCGCGTCGAGGCCGCCGCGGCCCTCGAATCGCACGATGTACGTCAGCGCCTCGAAGCTGATGTCGGTCAGCGCCATCTCAGCCGGCGAGGTCGGCGCAGTCCCCGCAGAGGCGGTAGTAGCGGGGATCCGGGCCGGCGATCAGGTACCACTCGCCGTCCGAGGTGCGCCGTAACAGCACCCCCTCCGGGAGCTCGGCCTTGACGTGGCTCTGACAGCGCGGGATGAAGCGCGGGGTGAAACGAGAGTCCCCCTCCGCCTTCTCGTTCTTCCGCTCGCCGTGCTCGATCAGCTTCTGCAGCTTGCGCCAGCTGCGCGGGAGGTGGACCAGGATCGGGTCCATCAGTAGCCGCCGAACTGGACGCGGTACCAGCGCCAGTAGAGCTGGCCGTCCGACTCGAAGGTTTCGCGATAGCACCCGCGGAACTGCGTTAGATCCGCCAGGAGGTCGCGCTTCAGCGACTCAAGGAAAAGCTTCCTCTCGAAGGCGTCCATCAGGACCTCGGCGTGGCTTCCACGGCAGCACTGAGCTTGTCGCGGGCCATTTCCTCCTCCACCGTCTTCGCTTCACGGTCGCGCAGCAGCGCAAGCAGGGCTTCGGCCTCGTGCCTGTCGAGGAGGCCTCGCGGCCAGCAGGTCAGCATCTAGTGGTCCTCCTTCGGTTCGATCGGGGCGAAGTTCTCGGGATGCTCTCGACGCGCCCGGTAGTAGCTCTCCGGCGTCACGTAGATCGTCATGAAGTGATCGCATGGGCCTCGCAGCGCCGGGATGTGGGGCCGCATCCGGCGCTTCAGGAGCAGGCGGCCTTCGCGCCCGGCCATCCCGAACATCAGACGAGTTCGACTTCGCTCGGCGAGGCGGACGAGGCTCGGCTGACCACCAGCCGCTGCGGCAGCGCGTCGACGAGCTCCACCTGGTGGCTGACCAGCAGCACCTGGTGGGGCAGTTTGGTCAACATCTCGGCGAGCATCGCCACGCCGGCGGCGTCGAGGTCGGTCGGCTCGTCGATCAGCAGGCAGTCGAGCTCCTGGCGCTGCAGGGCGCCGGCGATGCCGAGGCGAAGGGCCAGGTGGATGCGGTATTGCTCGCCGCCGCTGTAGGTCTCGAGCGGCCGCTCCATCGTCCCGTCGTCGACCAGGATGTCGAGGGTCTCGCTGAGGCTGCCGGACTTCGTCTGGCGCTGGGTCGCGAGCCGGATGCTCATCGAGCTGTCGAGCTGGTCGAGGACCTCGTTCGCGCCCGCCTCTATCACCCCCACGGCGTTGTCGAGGATCATCGCCGGGATCCCCTCGCGGCTGAACGCCTTCGCCAGCACCGCCAGCGCCCGGGCGTCCACGTCGGCCGCGGCCGCGGACTTCCTGTATTCGACCGCCTTCTCCTCGAGGATCCGGACGCTGTCGCGGGCGTTGGTGCTGGCGGCGATCCGCTGTTGGAGGTCGGTTATCGCCCGCTCGAGCTCGCGCACCGTCTCGCGGCAGGAGGCAGTCGAGGGACCCACGGGGACCTCCGCCGGCAGCTCCTCGGCCTCGCCCTTCAGTCGGTCCCACTCCTCTTTCAGATCGGCGGCCGTCTCGTGGCCCTCCAGCTCGGTGATCGTGCCCTCGAGGCGATCGCGGAAGCGCTGCCGCGCCTCGAGGGCTTCGAGGTGGGCGGCGTCGAAGGGCACCGGATCGTCGACCGCGACCGCTCCCCGGGCCACCTCCTCTTCATGGGCGACGGCGGCCTCCACGGCCCTTTTCCGCTGCATAAGACCCTCCGTCGCGTCGGAGAGGTCCGTCTTGGCCGCGGTGAGCCGCGTCGCCAGGACATCGAGCGCCGCGGCGCGATGCTCGATGTCCACCTCCTGGTTGCAGGTCGGGCACCTCGCGCCGGGTTGTTCGGCGGCGGTGATCTCGAATTTGATCCCGCTGCAGCGCTCTTCGGCCTGTTCGACCTGGCGGGCCGCGGTGCCGACCTCGCCCTGAGCGGCCTCGAGGGCTTTCTCCGCCGCCCGGTAGGCCTCGCCCTGCGCTTCGCGCCGGGCGTCTGCCGCGGCACGTGCGGCATCGACCAGTGCCTTCTTCTCGCGCTCACCGGCGACCACGTCGTCGATGCCCTCGAGGCCCGTCATGTCGTTGCGGGCCTCGAAGAGGCGTCTCTCGTTCTCTTTGGCCTGTTTCCCGCGCTCACGCACGCCGTTCATCTGGGTGATCAGCTGCCGGCGACGGTTGACCTGTTCGACGGCCTTCTCGCGCTCGATCGCGGCGTCGAGCTCCTCCTCGGCGGTCTCGTGGCTTTCCTCCCCGTGCTCGAGCTCCATCGAGAGAAGCCCGTCGTCCTCGATCAGCTCTTCCTGGGCGCCCAGCTGCTCTTCGATGCCCTCGATCCTCACCCGGGCCGAGTCTGCCCGCGAGGCGGCGTCCCTCGCGTCCTGAGAGGCGCTCTCGCGCCAGTCCTCGTACCGCTCGAGGCCCAGGAGGCCGCCGAGCAGCTGCTTCCGTTTCCCCGGCCCCATCGCGGCGAGCAGCCCCGCCTCGCCCTGGGGGGCATAGATCGAGGCGGTGAAGGCATCGCCGTCCATCCCGGTGATCATCTCCTCGATCAGGGCCTGTGACTCGGCGATCGTCCGCATCGCGATCGGCTTGAAGCCGCTCGGGCCGGTGGAGGATTCGACGACCAGCCAGCTCTTGCGGCCGCGCTCGCGGCCGCGGTTGACGCGCCAGCGGATGCCGTCCTGCTCGACTTCGAGCGTGACCGCGCCGCGGTCGGCGCTGCGCGAGATCAACTCGTCGGCCGAGCCGCCGTAGAGGGCGAAGTCGACGGCGAGCAACAGCGAGCTCTTGCCGGCGCCGTTCGGGCCCACGATCGCCGCGCAGTCGAGCATCGCCAGGTCGAGGTCCAGCTTCTCGTGCGAACGGAAGTTCTCCAGCTGCAGGTGCGTGAGTCTCAAACGTTGCTCCTCTCGTGATAGTCGAACTGCTCGTATCCGCACTGGATCAGCGCTTTGCGCAGGCGATCGCCGGGGCCGCCCGGGTACCAGCCCATGTGATTGCCCCACTGCTCGAGCGACCAGCGCCGGACCTGCGCGCCGTGCTTCTGCTCGAGGCTCTCGATCTCGGCGAGCATCCAGCAGGAGGGTTCGCCGGTCGACCACATCTGGCCGATCCAGCGCAGGACGGCCCGGGCGCGGGTCGGCTGGCCGCCGTAGGTGATGTAGCTCACGGCTTCCGCCCGATGTGTTCGGAGCGGGCGATCGCCGCCCGGAAAGGCGCGGTGGGGCCTTTCAGACCCTCGAGGCGCTTCGCGGCGGCGGCGCGGGTGAAGAGCGCCGCGGCCTCGGCATGCACGGTCCAGAACGGCTCATGGTCGAGCGTCCCGGCGTAGTAGCGGTCGTGGCTGTCGAGGATCAGGTAGTTGGGGATCTGCCCTGCCATTCAGTTCTCCTCGGTCCAGTAGTTCTCGAGCACGACGTCGTCGGGCACACGGTGTTTGCCGCGGGCGAGCGGGTGCTTCGGGTCACCCGCGCCGGTGAGCCCGAGGGCCATCGGCTGCTCGCGGGCGGCCAGGATCTCGATCACGGCCCGGACCCGCTCCGCATGACCGGTGAGCCGTCTCGGCGCCGCGCCGCCCCAGGCGACCACGATCTCGTCGGCTTCTTCGGCCATCGACCGCAGCCATTCGTCGTTGTCGGGCCCGACCGGGTCGGTGAATTCGAGCAGCGATTTCGGATCCGTGGCGCGGCGGGCGTAGAGGTTGCCGACCGCGAGGCGCTCGAAGCCCCACCTCTTGGCGAACTTCATGCAGCGGGTGATCGTCGGGTCGTTCTTGTTCGCGTCGGCGGTCGAGGGGTTCAGCATCACGAACAGGCAGGTGCCGATCGCCCGGCTCCATCCGTCGCCCCCGCCGAGCTCCGGCGGAATGTCCCGCCAGAGCCCGTAGCGATAGATGCCGTCGGGGCTGATGACCGCGCCGGCGCCCATCAGTGGGCGCCGTCCGTCAGCGCCAGCTGCTCCTCGGGTACCAAGGGCGATCGCGCCGCGCCGGCCAGGCGCTCACGACACTCGGGCAGATGCGCGCCCTGCAGCTCCATCCCCAGGAAGCCGCGTCCGAGCTGCAGGGCGGCGACGCCGGTGGTGCCGCTGCCGGCGAACGGGTCGAGGACCACGGTCCCCTCCGGGGCGGCAAGGGCGACCAGGTGACGGCCGAGCCGCAACGGCATGACCGCCGAGTGCCGGATGCCGGCCTCGCCGCCGACCGGGCAGTCGAAGACCGAGCTCGGCCGCGCGCCGTCGGGGTGGAGGTTGTAGTCACGCTTGCCGCCCTCGTGGCTGCGTGGGCGGCGCGCCCGTGACAGCGTCGAGGGCTTGTGCGGCGTCCGGGTCCAGCGGTCATAGCCGCGGTAGGCGTCGATCGAGCGCGCCAGCCAGAAGACCCACTCGTGGCTCTGGCGGAGGTAGCCGGGGAAGCTCGGCGTGTTGCCGTTCGGCTTCGTCCACACCATCCTCTGCAGCAGCCTGAAGCCGAGCTCCCGGGCGCCGGCGAGTATGTGGTCGGCGTAGGCCGACTCCTCACCGTCCCGCACGACCACGCCGAGATTCAGCATCAGCGCACCGTCCTCGGTCAGGACGTCGAACATCGGCGGCAGGTAGGTCTCCACGAACTCGCGCGCGAAGCGCATCGGAAACTCGCTCCGCGTCTTGCGGCTCTGGTTCTTGACGCCCGGCCTGACGCCGTTGCGGTTCGCGCGCTCGGTCGAGCGCGCCTCACTGCCGCCCTCGTAGTTCCGCTGGTCCGCATACGGCGGCGAGGTGATGATCGTCTGCACCGAGGACCTCGGCAACTCGCGCATCAGCTCCCGGCAGTCGCCCTCCCGGACCTCCCAGCCGCTCACTTCGGCCCCATCCCGCGGATGCTGAAGCCGGTGATGTCGGAGTGCGCCGGCAGCAGGTCGGCAAGGTCGGAGTCGATCGACACTTCGAGCGCCGGACCCTTCGGGGGCTCCTTGAGGATCTGGATCACGTGGGCCTCGCCGACGACCTCGTCGCGGATCTTGAGCGGAAGGGTCCTGGCCCCCGCCATCAGGCGCCGCTCGTAGTCGTCGAGGGCGCCCTTCGTCATGACCATCCCGGGCCACCTCAGCGAGACGATGATCAGCACCCGGCCATCACCCTCTCGGCGTGCTTCAGGACCTCGGGCCGCAGGTCCTCGTCGACGTCGCGCGCGTCCAGGTAGGCGCCGAGCGCGACGGCGGGGTCGGTCTCGAGCGTCGTCTCCGAGCGCTTGCGCCGCTCGCGGACGGTCTTCAGCTGCGGCCCGACGATCTTGTTGGCGCCGGCGGCCTTCAGCGCCTCGAGGAGGTCGCGGATGCGGCGCTGGCCTTCGGCGCCGAGCTGCTCGGCCTCGCTCTCGGTCGCCTCGCCCCGGATGCGGACGATGGCGCCCTTGAGGCCGGTGAGCGGACCGATTTCGCCCTTCTCCAGGAGGCGCCCGACGTCGAGGTTCAGGGTGACCATCGGGCGATCGCGAATCGAGTGGTGGATGACGACCGGATCAGGCATCGGTGGCCACCCAGCGCGCGGCGATCCGCGGGCACTTGTCGCGGATCACGTCGGCGAGCTTCTCGCGGCCGGCCTCGGGGATCGCCGCGAGGATGTCCGTGCCCTCGATGTTGGCGGCGATGCAGATCCTGCTCTTTTTCGTCGTGCCCACCCCCGGGAGGAGGACGAGGAGTTCGGCGACATGCAACGAGTCGCCGTAGCGCCCCGGAGACCCGATCAGGGCGAACGGGTCGACCTTCCCTTCGCGGAGCCGCTTTTTCAGCTTCGCCCTCCCGGTGCGGATGTCGTTGGCCCGGTCGAGCGCATCCATGCTCTGGCTGGTGCGCTCCTCGGCGGTGCGGATACCACTCATCTCAGTCCTCCCACTCGATCGTCATGAACCCGGTCTCGATGTCCTCCTCGCCGAAGCCGCCGCGCATCGGCGGCCCACACGACCACGTCTTTGGCCCGATCTGCTGGGGCCGGTGGTTGTGGCCGAAGACGATCGCGTCCCAGGGGCCCGAGGCTTCGAGGTCCTGGGCCTGCGGCAGCGGCTCGCGCGTCTCCATCACGGACATGCCGCTCGCGAGTGCCTCGCCCGCGATCAGCCAGTGCCCGATCAGGATCGATGGGCGGTCGGGGTCGAGTTTCGCGCCCATGCCCCGGGCGATGTCGATCAGCTTCTCGGCGACCAGGCGGCTGATCCCGCGCGGGTCGTGCGGGGCCTCGGCGAAGAGGCGGTTCGGCGGGGCCCACGGCAGGCACCCGACCTGCAGCCCGTTCGGGAGCTGGAGCAGCTCGGGCATGGTCATGACCTTCACCAGGTCGCCGGTCACCCCCTCGGCGAGCTCGTCGAGGCAGGTGTAGCGCTCGCCGGCGTGGTCGTGGTTGCCGTGCAACAGGATCGTCGAGTGCGCCGGCGAGGCCTTCATCGCCTCGCGGGCGACCGCGTAGGCGACCGGCCCGGGCTTCGGCCCTTGGGCGACATCGCCGAGGAAGAGCATCACGTCGGCGTCGACCTCGCTGATCTTGCCGAGGATCCTCTTCGCGTCGGCGATCCGGGTGTTGCCGAGCTCAATGTCGGCGTGGCCGAGATGCGTCCCGCTCTCGAGGTGCAGGTCGCCGAACAGGACCGCCTTCATCCTTGCTTCCTCTTCGTGTGGATCGTCCCTCGGGTGACACGCCGGGGTTTCATGTGGAGGGGATGGGCTCGTTCGGTGAACGAGCCGCTGCAACGTTCGTCGGGCCCCATCATCACGCGCCCGCAGGCCGGGCACTCCCAGGTCACCTTGGTATCCGCTTTCACTGTTCGATCTCCTTGGGGGTCACGTCGATTACCTCCTCTGCGTCGATGTAGCCGCGGTCGTCGTCTGGCATCTGCGTCCATTCGACGGCCACCGAGGCGGGCGCAGGGGACATCCCCGGGACGAGCTTCCACAGCTGGGTACGGTCGTCGATCCGCATGGTCTCGTCGGGCTCGATCTGTGCGTGGATCTCGCCCGCCATGCCTTCGACGACCAGCTTGCCGTCACGCAGCCGCAGGCGGCCGATCGGAGCCATCAGAGGTAGCCCCCCGAGTCCGCGGTGAGGTCACAGATCCTGTTCAGCAGGCGACCCCGGCGGTTCGCCGGATCGATACGCCGCCGCGTCGCCAGCTCACAGCCGATGATCGGATCACTGTGGCTGTCGCCGACGCCGAACCAGACGCCGAGGTAGTCCTGGTCGACCTCGCCCCACACGATGTGCAGGTAGGGGAGAGGAATCGCGGCAGGGTGCCAGGCGACGTGGAGCGGCCCGATCTTGAGGCTGCTGCCGAGTCCGTTCAGGTGGCGTCGGGCCACTAGGCGCGCCTTCGTGCCCGCTCGACCAGTTTCGACGCGGCTTCCTCTCCGCGTTCCTTCGCATGCCGGTAGACCTCGCGCTCCTCGGCGTCGTAGCCCATCCCGCCGATCGGTTCCGCCATCGTACGCGCGAGACCCTGCTCGAATCCTTCCTGCCGCAGTTGAGCCAGGCGCAGATCCTTCCTCAGTTCCTTCCCACCGAACATCGCTCTCCTTTCGTCAGGCGCCGTGGCACCGCTTGAACTTCTTGCCGCTACCGCAGGGGCACGGGTCGTTGCGGCCGACCAGCTTCCCCGTCTCCGGGTCCCGGGTGAACACCCGGCCCTTCGTCTCGCCCTCGCAGCTGCGCCTGAACTTCTGCAGCTCGGGGTCGTAGACGATCCAGCAGATCGCCTCGTCCGCCAGCTGGTCAGCCTCCCAGTCGTCGGCGAGGGCGGTGACCCTCCCGCAATGCGCACAGGCGCCGCCGTCGACGATCTCGTCCATCACCTTCTTGAGCGCCCGCATCGGGTCCAGGCCGGCGCCGACGGCGTGCCCATACCCATAGTCGATGTAGACGTTCCAGATGGTCGGCTCGTTGTCGTCCTCGTAGCGGAGCTGGATGCTCTTCGCGCCGGTGCGGGCGATGAAGTCGTACGCCGCGACGAAGACGGGATCCTCGGGGCTCTTCGCTTCCATCAGGCGGCCGGGAGGTCGATGCCGGTGACAGCAGGGCCCGTGCGCTCGAAGGGCACGTAGTTCGCGCGGGCTCGGCTCACTCCCGACCCCGGCTCCCTGTCGATGTTGAACGAGACCGTCACGCACTCGCGGCCGAGGCCGTTCCACTCGCCGATCACCGGTACCACCTCCTCGAGCAGCTCGCAGAGGCGGCGCTTCGCGTGTTCGTCGATCCCGTTCGTCAGGTTTGCGGCGGTATCCCGTTTGTAGGCGTCGGGACGGACCTCGAAGACGACGACGCACCCACGTCGCTTCGGCTGCCGATTATTCCGATCCGGCGCCTGCGGGCAGACCGTCACCCTGAACTCGCCGACCTTCGCAGCGACGCCGTGATGGGAGACCACGGCGTCCTCGGCCTGGTCGGAGTCGAGCCAGGCGACGACCGCGCGCAGCTGGTCGACGTCGACGCCGCGGAACGGCTCAGCCGGCGAGGTAGTCACCGAGCGTCTCCTCCGTGATCTCGCCGTTGCTGCCCCATTCGAGCCATTCGAGGGCCTGGCGCCCCTGCTTCTCTTTGCGGGGGTCATCCGCGCCGAGCATGGCGTCCACGAGTTCGGCAAGCCAGCGCCGGCCGTCGTCTTCGGAGACGATGTCCTCGACGTCCTGGCCGGCGAAGGGGCCTTTTTTCGGCTTGAAGCCGCGCTCGGGTTTCGGGATCTCGAAGGCGTCCTCGGTGTTGCCGTCGACATCCCATTCCTCGGGCTCGGCGCCGCCGGCCTCGACCTCGGAGAGGTCGACGGGGTCACCACCTTCTTCGGCGGCCTCTTCGGCGGCGTCGAGTTCGTCCAGGTCGGCCGGCACCTGTGCGAGGCGATCGGCGTGACTGACATCGGGGTCAGGGGTCGTGTCCTCGATCTGGGCGACCGGTTCGGCATCTTCGGCGGACCCGCCGTAGAGCTCGGCCGCACCCGACCGGAACTGTGCGGCGATCAGATCCCTGACGTGAGGGTTGCTCCAGTCCGGGGTCATGTTCCAGCCGATGACCAGGAACGGCTTGGCCAACTCCGCCGCGGAGTATTTGCCTTTCACACTCAGCAGGAGACGGACGCAGCGGAGGAAGGATTTCGTCTCGGCCTTCTCGTTGACGAACTCGAGTTCTTCGTCGTAGGCCTTGTCGATCGCGTCGTCGTCGACATTCGCGTTCTTCTCGCGGAGCCGGCGGGCGACTTTACGCCGCAGCTGGTCGAAGCGGACGGTCTTCGACTGGGTGGAGTGACGCCACAGGCCGTCCGGTCCGCGCATCTTGGCGGTGGTGGTGGTGGTGATGCCGGTGCCGCCCATGTAGTCGCGCTTCTGGTCGACGATCTCGATCTGGGCGAGGTCGGCGAGTTTGGCGAGGCCGACCTTGTTGAGGGCGCGGCCACCCTGCACGGGGAAGGAGTCACTCTGGACATTCAGCTGGACGATGCGAGGGTTGGGCGACCAGTTCGGGTCGAGCTGCACCACCTGCGAGATCGGCCCGAGCACGTGGACGCGCTGTTCGAGCTGCGGGGTGATGGAGATCATCCGTTTGCCGCCGACTTCTTCGACGGTCACACCCGTCTGCTGAGAGAGCCATTCCTCAGTTTTCGTGAGCTCGCGACTGTCGGAGCGCTCGACCTCGGTACCCGCCATGTGTCCTCCCTCTATCCGATCCTCTAATCCTCTCGGAGGAGGCTACCAGATCCCCTCAAATAGCGGGGATGGGCTACTACTACTAGCTAGCTAGCCCCACGGCCGTATGCCGATATGCAGCCCGCGCACCAGGACTTGGCCCGACGGCGTGGAGCTTCCCTGAAAGGAGACGACACCGGGCGCTTTTTCGGCTTCCGGAGCTATGAAGAACAGCGCCGCTGGTAGCTGCGGCCCGTAGTTCATCCCGGTGCCGCTCTCTATCCCCGCGATCAAAGTTTCAAGGTTGGCTTTGGTGATCGTGGCGCCTGATTCCATCGCCGTCGCCGCGGCCGGCGCGGTGACGAACCGCGACCAAGTCGTTTCAGCGCTTCCGACCTTGCTCACCGACGCGACCTTGACACCGAAGATGTTCAACTGGACGACGGCGGTGTTGCCCGTCACGACCGGTCCCAGCCAACCACGGACGACGACCTCAAGCATTTGATGCGGCTTGACCACGGGAAGTTCGAGTTTCGTGCCACCCGAGAATTCGGCGGGAGAGGTGCTCGTGACCCCGATTTCTCCTGGTATCCAGAGGTGGGCCGCCGCACTGCCACCGGCCTGAAGCGCTGCCTTGACATCGCTGCCGAGCTTTTCCATCGTGACCGCTTCGGCGGCGAGTTTCCCGGCCGTCACCGCCAGCGCTTTGATCTTCGCTTCTTCGACGGCTTCCGAGCCGATTTTCGCCGCGGTGACGGCGCTCGCGGCGATCTTCGCGGCCGTCACCGCTTCGGCGGCGAGCTTGACGGCCGTCACGGCGCCGGTGCCGAGCTTGGCTTCGGTCACCGCTTCTGCGGCGAGCAGCGCCGCGGTGATCGCGCCGTTCGCGATCTTGGCGGTGGTCACCGCGCCGGCCTGGATCGCGGCGGTCACGACGGCTTCTGCGGCGATCTTGGCGGCGGTGACCGCGCTCGCGGCTAGTTCATTGGTCCCGATCCCGCCCGCCTTCACCTTCGGGACCATCCCGCCCCCCGGCGCGCGTTCCCATTCCATAGACGTGCTCGAGCCGAGCGCCGTGCTCGTGATCATCGCTCCGGTGACGCCGTCGATCCCGCTCTGTTCGATCGACGTGATTTCGGTGCCCGACCAGGTGACGGTCCCGATCTTGCGGGAGTTGGCCGGCGCGGACGCGGCGATCACGATGTCGGTAGCCGTCAATTCTTCGGTTTCCCCGGCGATCACGAAAACCCCGTAAGTGGCCGCGGCTCCCGTGACCGTGACGGTGATGATCGATTTCCACCAGCGCATCTGGCCGTCGATGATCATGCTCGACTGGCCGGCGATCGAGTCGTCGCCATCGTCGATCGGCACGAACTGCAGGTGGGTCGAGGAGGCGCGTTCCATCCGCACCCCGATCGCGATCCCGCTCAGCACCTCCTGGATCGCGTTGAGCCAGTTGGCCGGGACGACGGTGACGCCGTCCACGTAGTCGATGTCACGGGACACGCCCCTATGGTCGCGGGTCGGGGGGCGCCCTGGCTAGGTCAGAGGTGGTCGCCGGCTTTGCTGACGCCGGCGATGAAGGTACCGAAGTGCACTTCGGTATCGACATTGCAGGCCAGATGGGCCGGTTTCGTGTCTTCGATCAGCTGGCGCACCCGTTCGGCGAGGGTGCCCGAGATGCTGTAGGCGATGTGGACTTCGAACGAGCGGTTGGCGAAGTTGGTCAGCACACGGACGCCCGTGGCGCTGAAGGATTTGTTCTCGGTCTGGATCAGTTCGACGATCAGGTCGATGAAGGTCGAGCTCGCCGAGTCGCGCCGTGCCTTCCACCGTCCCTCGAGGACCGTCTGGCGCTGGGCGGCGGTGAATCCGACCGGCGCCACCCCCAGCCGCGCCTCGCGCTCGCGCATCGCCAGCAGGTCGAACTGCGGTCCGTAGCGCCGCGATCGCGACACGTCGCGGCCACCGGCCCAGCCATAGAGGTTGCGGTTGGAGACGGCGAGGTCGCCGTAGAAGGGCTCCTCCGGGTCTACACCTACGCAGGCCGTACCGCCCGTCATCGCAAGCTGCTCGCCGCCTTTCCTCGTCGTTTCCACGTAGAGCCAGTGCTGGCCGGGCGTCGAGAGCGTCACCGGCGTCCCCGTCGGGATCGTGCCTTCCCCGCCGGTGCAGCCGGTGAAGGTCGTCGACGTCTTGCCCGTGTAGTTCACCTTCTGGCCGGCGATCAGCAATGTGCCCGAAGGGGGGAATTTTTCGGTCGCGGTCACTCCGATCGTCGCCAGCGGCAGCGTCTGGGTACTCGAGAGCGCGGTCGCGGGCAACACGAGGGTCGCCTTCAGCGCCAGCAGCGTCCAGCCGGGCATGGCGATCGCGAATGACGCGCTGGCCTCGATTTCTTCTTTGCCGAAGAGCTGCTTGACGGCGAGATGGCTGGTCGGCGTCGTGGCGATCGCCGTCGCCCCCATGACGAGGAGGTAGAACCAGTATTCGCCCGCTTCGGGCGGCGCGAAGGTCGGCCCGGCCTTGAGCACTTTTTCTTCCCCGGTGGCGGCATGGGCGGCGCGCACGCCGCGGGGGAAGCGCGGCAGGTCGGTCGCTTCGAACTGTGTGAGCTTCGCGGTGCCCGGGCTTTCCGCCCGCCAGATCGTCGACCAGGCGCCGCCGCGCCCGAGCGGGTCGAGGATCAGATTTTCGGCCTCGATCTCGTTGGCGGTGGTGGGCTGGCCGGACATCGCCAGCGGCCGGTCGAGGTAGGTCGGCAGCGACATCGCCGAGATGTCCTGGAGCGCCTGGCGGATCCGGGCCGCCTCGAGGGCTTTGGCCTGCATGACGGCGCGCGCGACGTCGCTCATTCGGGCGCACCTCCGACCCAGCCGAGCAGCAGGATCGCGGCGACCACGAATGCCAGCTGTGCCCAGTCGCCGAGGCTCATGGTTCTTCGGATTCCTGGTAGAAGGGCGGTTCCCAGAGGTAGGACGGCGCCCATCCCTCCTGCAGGGCCAGCTGTGGCGCTTCGGGCTGCTGCGCCGAGCTCGTGAACCGTGGGCCGGTCCATTCATTGCTGCCGCGGTCGCCGTCGATCGGGCCCTCGGGGGCGAGCGCCCCTTCGACCAGCGCCACCTCGTCGAAGGTCACCTGGCCTACCGCTTCGACTTCGTCACCCCACAGGCTCAGGCCGATGGCCACGTAGGCGGTTCCGGGGGGCGCCGTCGCGCCGGCGAGTTCCAGCCACGAGGGTTGCAGCTCGCCCGTGCCTGCCGCGACCGACAGGTCTTCGCCCAGGGGTTCGCCGTCTTCGTCCCGGAAGCCGACCGAGAGCTCGCCGTGGGTGTCGGGGCTCGCGTACGCGCTCAGGGCGCCCGCCGAGAAGACCTGACCCGCTTTCGCCGGCAGCCGGCGTTCGGTTGCGATGCGCCGCCCCGGGAAGTAGGCCCCGGCCAGCATCGCGGTCGCCTCGGCCACTTCTTCTTCGCTCAGATCGGTGAGGAAGACGGCGAAGGGGAGCATCTGGCCGGCCGCGAAGTTGCCGCCCATGTTGCCGACGATGAACGACTGCCCGGTGTCCTGATGCGTGGTGACGGACGCGCCGCTCGCCACCAGCACGGCGTTCACGTAGGAGGCATAGGTATTGGCCACGCCGTCCCAGGCGACGGCCACGATACAGCTGGCCCCGCTTTTGACCTGTTCACCCGTCGCGGCCTTGTTGGAGGCGGTTTCCCCGTTGCCGAGCCTGAAGGTGAGGTTCCCCGCAGCCGAGACGTAGACGCCGCTGTTCAGCCCTCCTGCCCCTCCGCAGATCCCTTCGGCCGTCGTGATCGATGGGAAGTTGAAGGCGGCGAGGAACGTCCTCCGGACCCCCCGAGCAAAGGGGCCGATGTCGGAGGCCGATTCGTTGGCGGTTCCAGACCAGCCCGCGAGGCCGGATTCAAGCTGGGCGACGGTCGGGAAGTATTCGCCTGCGACTTCGCCGCGTTCCCAGAGTGGTTCTTTCCACGCGTATTTGCCGGTGACGACCGTGCCGCTGGAAGTGCTGGAGATGATCACATAGGGCTGGGCAAAGGCAACTTCGCCGCCGGGGATGACGCAGACGCGGGTCTGAGTGCCGGATTTCGTGATGGCGACGAGGTCGCTGCTCAGGAATGACCCGGCTGCGGTGAGGTAGCGGAGGCCGTAGGTGAATTGCATTCCGGCCGCCGCCTGGACGATTTCCGCAGGCATCTTGATCACGATCTTTTCCCCGGCGACGACGGGGAAACGACAAGCTTCGGAGGACGCGACCGGGAGGAACTGCGTGTTGCCCGCGATCGAGGCTTTGGACGTGGCAGTGACGTAGTTGGTCCAGCCTTCTTTTTCTTCGAGGACGGTCGTCCCGAAGTTCTGAGTGAAGAAGTTGTTCCATTTCTTCAGCGGGTTGACGCAGAGGTTCGTCCGCGTCTTCCACCCGGTGTCGATGTAGTTGGTGCCGCCGAGGGTGGCCACGGCACTGCCGGGAACCAGCCCCGGCGCCACGAGCCCCCCACCATTGACGAAAACCCCCGCAGGGAGTGGGACAGTTCCGAGATTTGGGACTACGACGGCGCTCGCCGCGCTCGCAGGAGGCGCGTAAAGAAGCGCGGCCCGCGACAAGGGGCCACCCGCGGCGAGGGTCTTCAGGGCGAGGGAGCGCTCCCCCAGGATCGTCGGGCCGTAGGAGGGGTCGCTCTCGGCGAGGCCGGAGCCCACGACCCGGCTATCGTCGACTACCCCTTCGGCGACAACCCGCGGATCGGCCTTGATCGCCCCCGACTCGAAGCCGGGATCGAGGTAGAGGTTGGCGACGGCGGTCATCAGCTCAAGGTGAGTTGACCCAAAACCGGATATTGCGTGACCTTGATCGGCAGGTCGACCTGGCGCACCGGTTCACCCACTTCGATGCCGACGATCGAGCTGACGCCTTCCAACACTTCGCCCGTCCTGCCGGCATAGGTGACTTCCTTGCCGCCGACGTAGACCGTCCCCGAGGTCGCGAACGGGTCCCCGGATTCGGGGACGAGGACGATGAACCCCGACCCGGATTCGATGACCGAGCTCGTCGCGCCGGGCGAGAGCAGGACCAGGTCGGCGACCCCGGCGACGTTCTTCATCACTGCCTCGAGGGCGGAGATGCGGAGCGGCTCACCCGGCTTCAGCGTCTGCATCCATTCGCTGATCGCCGCTTCGAGCAGCGCGCTGAGGTTGGCCGTGCCGGGGGCGCCCGAGAGGCTGAAGCCCGCTTCCGGGATCACCTTGGCGGCCACGTCGAAGACCTTCGGCAGCGGCGTCCCGACCGTCACCGCGGCGCCAACCGGGGCGCGGCCGCCGCCGGCGGGGCCGCCCTCCGACTGGATCGTGAAGTAGTCCCAGGTGATCGTGGCCGCGGCGCTGGTGACCTGGTGGATCTGCAGCGCGGTGATCGCCGACCAGTCAGGTTCTTCATGTTCGGTGAACTGGTTGCGCTGGATCCGCCACAGCCACCATGCGCTGCCGCTGGTGGGCTTGGTGGTTCCCGACCCCGAGACCATGGTCATTTTCGCCTCGAAGTAGGCCGTTTCGCCCGACATGAGGCGGACGCTGGTGGTGTTGGTGAGGCTGGCCCAGTTGCCGGCCTTCACCCACAACATGATTTCGTCGCTGCCGCTGAACCGCGACAGGTCCATTCCCCGCAGCACCTGGGCGACGTCGGCCTCGGCGCCGATCGAGGTGACCACGAGCGCCTGGGCGCCGGCCTGTCGGTTGGCTTCGCTCCAACTGATCGAACCCGCGCCTTCGGTGTGGGTCCAAGGATCGCCTTCCTCCATCTGCGCGAGCAGTTGACGGGAAGGGTCGAGGTACTTCTGCACTTCCTGCACGGTCGGCCAGTCGATGCCGACGAAGCCTGGCCCACGTAGCGAGACGAACACCGAGCCGTTCACCCGGTTGTCGCGCACCCCCGGGGTGGTGCCGGAGGTGTCCCACAGCGGTTCGACGGCGACATCGACAATGCCCGGTTTTTCGAGGCTCCAGACGATGTAGTCGAGGACCGCCCCCGAGCCGAGGCTGAGGGCCGCCTGGGCTTCGAGGCGCAGACGGTAGGCTTCGTCGGTCTCCGGGTCGCTGCCGCCGCTGATCGCCGTCGGGTTCGAGACGCCTTCCACGCCTTCCACGTTGGGCGATTCGAGCAGGGTCGCGGCACCCGGGCCCTGGTTTCCGGCGGAGCCGTTTTCGACCGAGATCACGGGCACGTCGACGAATCCCGCGGCGCCGACTTCGACGGAGAAGAGGTTGCTCGTCTGGTAGGTGACGCGGGCCTGGTCGGGGTCCGTGATCGCCACCCCGACCAGCGTCGCCGGAGGAATGTGGGTGTCTTCCGGGGCGGTGAAGCGGACCATGCCGACGGCGGCGGTCCCTTCCTTGCGGGGCGTCCCGTAGTTCACCCCGTGCGCGTCGAGCAGCGGCCCCCAGGCCCAGCGGATGAAGGTGTAGGAGAGGTAGCGGTTGAGTTCCTGCCATATCCGCGTGAATTCGGGCACGTCGATCTCGAGCATCTGGCGGGCCCATGCACCTTCGATCGACGACCAGTTCTCCGGCACCCCCGCCAGTAGTCTCGCCCGCACCGTATCTTCGGTCTCGAGGTAGACCCTCGGGAAGACTTCGGGGAGCGGGGTGAGGGTGGTCGGCATCAGACGGTGAACTGGAGTGGGATCGCGCCGGTCGCTTCGTCGTCGACGTAGATCGCGAGGTCGATCAGCAGCGAATCCTGGGTGTCGGCGACGACACTGCCCTTCGACACGGATTCGATTTCGACGCTGCTGATCCGCGGGTGCCGTTCGAGCCCTTCTTCCACGGTGCGGGCGGCCTCTGAGTAGAGGACGGGTTCGCTCAGGCTTTCGCCGAGCAGTTGCTGGAGGTCGGTGCCGAAGTCCGGGTCGAAGATCACGTAGACGCCCTTCGGCGTGTTGATGCACGTCTGGCACCATTCGATGATCGCCTCGACGCCGGTGACCATCAGCACGTCACCCGTGGTCGTCCTGAAGAATTCGCCCGTGGTCCAGTCGAACGCAGGTTCCTGTCGGTAGTCGAGATCCGGTTCTTCGGGCAGGTCGGGTTCTTCGGCGCTCTGTTCTTCGAGGTCGCTGAGCAGCTGCGCGTCCCCACCTTCGTCGGGGGGGTAGGGATCGTCTTCGGCGGGAACGACAGGGAAGAGGAGGTCGAATTCGGTCGCGAGATCTTCGACGAATTCGTTGTCGGAGAGGATCGCCTCCTGGGTGGCAGGATCCTGTTCCGGATTCAGTCCTTCGGGCATCGGGGGCGATTCTAGGCCCGATGCCGGATCAGGCGCCGTCGAGAACGCCGACCACCACGTATTCGTCGCCGACCGCGATCATCAGGACGCGGTCGTCCTTTTCCAGTTCCGATGGTTTGGACCCCACGAAAGAAAGGTCGTCCTCGTTCATCGTGATCCGCTCCCCGGGCACGTAGATCTCGACGTGTCCGCCTTCGGCCAGGATCACTTCGCCGATGTCGTTGGCTTCGCGCTGCTGGATCCGGCCGGCCGTCTCGCGCGAGTGGTGGCCGAGGATCTTCCCCAGTTCCTTACCTGCGCGGCGCGCGCCCTGGCGGCTCAATGGACCTTCACCCGGCTGTTGTAGACGCCGAGGATCAGCTGTTCGTAGCCGGCTTCGCCGCACCAGGGCGAGATCGCGATCTCGTGGATCTGCTGGGTGTCGGGTCCGCCGGCCGTCGCCATCACGCCCGAGTAGGGCTGCGTCTTCAGCAGGTTCGAGCTCGCTTCCGCGGCGCCGGACGCCGATCCGAAGTGCTGCCCGGGACCGATGTTCAGCGGGTTGTCTTCGGGGCCGCCCTCGGCGACCGCCCAGGCCCCCAGCACACGCAGCGAGAGACCGGTTTCTTCGGCCACCTGTTCGCAGAAGGCGGTGTACTGGCCGGCGCCGGTCAGGGTCCCTTCGACGGGGTGCTTACCCGAGGCCCTCGAGCCGGGGCTCAGTTCTTCCCCGGAGGGCTGCACGTCGACGTCGACTTCGCGCTCGCGCCAGACCAGGCTGAGTTCCATCTCATAGTCACCCGGCGTGATGGTGTGGGTCACCGTCTGGGTGAACAGTTCTTTTTTCAGCACGCCCGCGGCGCCCATCGGGATCCGCACGTAGATGCGATCCCCTTGTTTGATGAAGAAGTTCCCGTCGGCGCTGATGGTCAGGGTCTTCAGCGCCCGCCCCAGCGCATTGACCGTCCTCTGCGCCTCCTTGTAGGTCCAGTCGGGGTCGCGCAGGTTGGCGAACCGCTTGCCGACGATGATGTTGCCGAAGAGCAGGGTGAGCGCCGCCGCCTCGTTGGTTTCGGCCTCCAGGCGTTTCTTGTTGTGCGCTTCTTCGCGGCGTTCCTTCGCCCGCGTCTTCTCCGCCTTTTTCGGATCTTTGGCTTTCTTTTCGCCTTCGAGTTTCTTGCGTTTCTTGTTCGATTTGAACGAGCCCAGCGGCAGGACGACGGTGGCGAGCGAGCTGGTCAGGTCGCGCGAGAAGGTGCGATTGCGGATCTCCCTCGGGGTCAGCGCCAGGATGCGCCGCGCCGCCGGTTTGCGGACGATCGCCAGCCGCCCCTTCGTCGACAGGATGTAGTAGTGCTTTTTTTCGTGCTTGCGCTCGATCGTGTACGCGCGGGCGAGGGCTTCGTACACGCTGACATTCCGCATGTGGAGATAGGGGAAGCGGTATTCGGCCTTCGCGATCCGCATCTTGCCGGTCGTCTTGGCACTGCCCCCGGCGGTGTGCCCGGCTTCTCCCACCTTTTCGCCCTTGTCGCGCGTGACGGGGGCGGTGTAGGCGACCGGGATCTTGAACGTCTTGATTATGTCCTGCGCCACTTCGTCGGCGGTCCACCCTTTGGGGTGCTTCTTGTCTTTGCGGTACAGGAAGTTGTGGCCTTTGGCGATCTGGAGGAAGAGCAGCAGGTCGTAGGCGACGATCGTGATCATCGCTTCGCCGGATTCCGATTCGGTGTCTTCGGCCTCCCAGGCGACGACCCGCAGGCGTTCCCTCCACTTCTGGCCGGCCGCTTTCATCTCGACGAACCACACGATGCCGAGTCGGTTGAAGAAGTCGCTGGCTTTGCCGTCGCCGTTGTCGAGGCTGATCGTCACCTCGGTCGCGCCCTGTTCGGCGGCTTCGGTCCAGCTGACTTCCTTCAGGCGCCTCGTCGCATCACGGAACTCACGGGTCGGGGGGTAGTAGGCGCGGAGGCGGACGGCTTCCGCGGCGCCGGCGTCGAAGGCACCGGGACCGCCCAGGGAGCGCTTCTGCCCGGGCGGGCCACCGGTGTCGCCGATCGCCTGTTCTTTGGCCTGTTCGGCGAGGCCCCCGGCCCGGCGCGCCACGTCTAGCCCCCCGCGGGGATGACCCTCAGTACGATCCCCTCCCGGAACGGCAGGTCCGGCGGCACGATGTCGCCGAGCCAGGACTTCCCGTCACCCAGCAGCTGATGACCGCCGGCCTTGTTGAGGATCCGCTCACCGAGGGTGCCGGGGAAGCGCCATGCGGGCTCGCCCATCGGCACCGGGTCGGGGTACCACCACAGTTCGCCGATCAGGCGGCGGTTCAGCGAGACCAGCTCTCGCCACTTGGCTTCCGAGCCCCACTCATACATCGCGACGTAGAGGAGGGTGTCGCCTTCGTTGGTCTGGTAGGAGGCATCTCGGGGTTCCTTGCGCAGCATCGTCAGCTCTTGCGGTTGCCGCGCTTGCGGCCGACGTGGGCGCCGTGCTTGGAGACGGTCGCGCTCTGCACTTCGAGCTCACGGAATTCTTTGAAGCTGATGTTGAAGAGGAGCACGTCGGGGTCGACATCTTCCCAGCGGTAGGTGAATTCGGTGATCACGGCCGGGTTGTTCCACCCGAAGTCGTCGCCGATGATCAGCCGGATCACCTCGCCCTTGTCCTTGATGTTGGTCAGCAGGTCGGCGAAGGCCTGGGCTTCGAGGTAGTTCTGCCCGGCGACCGCGCCTTCCTGCATGACGACGCCGTTGTCGCCGCCGATGTTGAAGGGCGCGCCGGCACCCGAGATGTGCGCCTGGTTCATCAGCTTGTTGAGCAGCGAGTCGTTGATTTCCTTCGCTTCCGGGCTTTCGCCGGCGCGCAGGCTGCCGTGGGTGTAGTAGAGCGGCGGCTCGAGCCGGCCTTCGAACGGCACGACGTCGAGGTTGCGGCCGCCGAAGGCGATCCGCTCGCCGCCGTGCAGGAGGCGCGTCGAGACCCATTCGGCGGCGGTCTGGACCGGGATCACCGTCGGGGTCACGGGGAACGTCACCCAGAACTGCAGGTCTTCTTTGTCGTAGGGCCCGACCGAGATCTGGATCCCGTGCTGTTCGACGGCGCCGCGCTTGCGCGGCCTCGGCCGTTTTGCGGCCTTCTTGCCGCGCCCGGCGTTGCCGAGGCTGCGGGCTTTGGCGAGGGCATAGCGGGCCATCAGACCGTCGGACCCGTCAGGTGGGTGAACTCGCCGCCGCCTTCGGGGTGGTTCTGCATCTCCCGGCGCACCGCGGCGACGAGCTCCTTGGCGAACTCGTCGAGGTCCTCGTGGCTGCCGATCGACACCGGGCCGTTGATTTCGATCTTGACGCCGCCGCTGCCCGTCCCCGGCGTCGCCGTGCCGTGCCTCAGGACTTCGGGCGACGGCCGGCCGCCGGCGCGGAAGTGCGGCCGCTGCTCGCCTTCGAGCCAGTTGAGGACACCCGGGAAGGTCATCCGCTCGAGCTGGCGCTCGCCGTCGTCGGTGACCACGAACTCCTTGGGCGAGACCGAGATGTCGACCGAGTCTTCGGGGGTCCGCATCCCTGGCACGCGACCGCCGGCGGCGAAGCCCTTTTTCTGTTTCTGGCCTTTGCCGGCCATCCGGGTGCTCGAGACGCCGCCGGTCAGCCCGAGGTTCGCGTGGCGTTCGCTGAAGCCGGGCCGGTAGGTGTAGTCGCTGATCCAGCCGTAGCCTTCGCCCGGGTTCGAGGCCGAGGTGCCGATCGCTTTGGGCCCGCCGCGCGTCTTCAGGACCGAGTAGACGTGGTCGGGGCTGGCGAGCACAGTCGCGGCCCCTTTGCCCGGCCGTTCCCAGTTCATGAAACCGCCCGAGACCATCGGGGGGAAATTCCAGCCGGCGCCGTCGAAGAGCTCGGTGGTACCTCCTGAGCAGTCCCAGGCGCCGTCACGCGAGGCGGTGGCGCCGTGTCCGCCGCCCCACAGGTACGGTTTGCGCAGGGAGGTCATGCGGTTGCCGTTGGCGATCAGCGCGGCCATTTTCGGTCCGCCGCCCGCCTGTGCCTCTTCGTCGATACGGCTCCGCAGCGAGCGCAGGATCGCGGTGTCGAGGGACCCTCCCTCGGTCTGGCCGGCGGCGAAGGCGGCGCCGCCGACGCGACCGCCGGAGGCGAACCCCGCGCGGCCGCCGCGGCGTTTCCCTTTTCCCCCGCCGCCGCCGGCGCCGACTTCGGGCTGGGGCATCGTGCCGCCGCCTTTGGAGCCTCCCGGAACCGTGTTGAGCGCCCCGAAGGCCGCTTTGACCAGGCGCTGCGCGGCGTTGCGGACGGCGCCTTCCTTGGACTGGATCCCGAGCGCGTACTGGCTCGAGATCGTCGCCCCGCCCTTCTGCGCCGCTTCCTGCGTTTCATGTGAAACGAGGCCGCCCGGGCTGGCGCCGTAGAGCATGCCTTTGATCACCGGTTCGGTCGCGCGCGCCGCTTCGTGGGAGCTCTGGTTGCTGCCGAGACCTTCCGCGAAGGATTCCGAGGCTTTCTGGCCGGCCTTCTTCAGTTCCCCGGCTTTCGATTCGATCTGTTCGGCCGAGGATTTGACCAGCCCACCGCCGAAGGAGAGGCCGAAGCCGCCCGCGTGCACGCCCGCGCCGACGGGCGCGTTCTTGCCGGCCGCGGCGGCGGGATGGAAGCCGAGCAGGCTCGCCATTTCGTGGCGCACCTTGGTCGCCTCCCCGCCTTTCAGGCCGAGGTGGTTGACCACGCCTTTCATGTAGAACTGCGCGGCTTCTTCGCCGTCGCGCTGCTCTTTGCGGTTCGAGCTGTGGAGGAGTTTCTTGATCGTCCCGGTGCCCGGCAGTTTGCCCCCGTGGATGTCGCCGACGGTCACCCCTTCGAGTTCCTTCTCGAAGTGTTCGAGCGGCCCTGAGATCTGGCCCAGCTCGTGGGAGAACTGCGATGCGGTACCGCCGATGTTGCGCCAGGTGGAGCCGAACTGTTTCAACGGGTTGCCGGCGCCGCGGCCGAAGACGTTCTCGAACTGCCGCCCGAGGACGCTGACTTCACCGACGTTGCCGGTGCGCGCCGCGTACATCGCCTCCTGCAGTGGTTTGCCGGTGATCCCCTCTTTCTGCAGGCGGGCGCGGAGGGTACGTTCGGCGCGCTCGGCTTTGACGAGGCCTTCGCTGGCACGGATGCCGCCGAGCAGTTTCGCGCCGGGCACTCCCGCTTCGACCCCGAACGCCTGCCGTTCGCCCTGTTTTTTGTTGAAGTTCTCGGCCACTCCGGTGATCGGGTTGTAGTGGACCAGCGTCGGTTCGATCGCGGCGATCGACTGGATCAGCGACTTCCGTTTTTCCACCAGTTCGTTCTGCCGTTTTTCGTGGCCGGCCTGTTTTTCGATCGCCTTGGTGAGGTGGTCGTATTCCTTGACCATCGGCGCCAGCTCTTCGCGCCGCTGTTTCCACTGCGTGGTGATCTGTCGTTCCGCGGCGCCCGATCGCTGCGGGAGAAGTTCGCGTTTGCCTTCTTCGCCGCTCGGGAACAGCGAGAAGCCGCTGAGCACGTCCTGGAAGGCCTTCGTGCGGTTGCCGAGCATCCCGTAGCCGTTGTTGCCGAACATCCCGGCGGGGCCGGGATGAGCGGAGCCACCCAGTCCCCTTTCGCCGAGGACCCCGTTGTAGATGCTCGGGTCGATCAGACCCAGCGCGAGGGGTGCGAGGCCCGCTGCCGCGCCGCCGAGCCCGGTGAGGGCCGCGGCGCCACCCTCCTCGCCCGCGCCCCAGAAGGGGCTCAGGAGCCGTCCCAGGAGACCACGACCCGCCGACGTCGTCGCCGCGCCGGTGCCGGCGCCGAAGAGCCCCGACGTTGCCAGCGCGGCGCCCTCGCCGAACTCGCCGGACGCCGCCTGGCGCGAGGCCGCGGCTCTGAGCAGGTCCTCCGAGCTGTAGGCGGTGACACTCTGGGGGATGGTCGGCACCGGCCTGAAGGCGGCGCGGATCCTCGACAGCACCCCGCCGCCGGCGGCAGGCGCCGCGTTGAAGGCCGCCCCTTCGACGGCGGTGCGGCCGAGTGACGGCACCAGGGAACCGCCGCGCAGTTTGGAGATGCCCCGGGCGCTCGAGAGCATCCCGCCGGCGGCGATGTCGGCCGCCATCAGCCTTTTCTCGCTGACCTCGTGCTTCTCGAGCCCTAGCAGCGGCGCGCCCAGGAGGCCGCCGACGATCGTCCCCGGCACGCCGCCGAACATGCCGCCGATCGAGGCGCCCGCGATGCCGCCGCCGAGGCCTCCGCCACCGGCGGCGTGGCCGAGCAGCAGCGAGCCGCCGACCGTGGTCAGGACGCTCAGCGCCTCCGGTGAGACGCCGGCCAGGCTCTGCAGCACCTTGGCGATGTTTTCCATCAGGTTGAGGGCCAGTTTCAGGCCGCTCGAGGCGCCGAAGAAGAGCCCCGCGGAGTGGGCGAGGTCGCCGAGGATGTTGACGAAGCGCGGCGTGTATTCGGTGGCCTCGCCGATGAAGTGGGTGAATTTCGGGATCGTCGATTCGGCGAGGTGGTCGAGGATGTAGGTCGCCGACGTCCCGCTGCGCCCCTGGCCCAGTTTGAGGATGCCTTCACCGAGCGCGTCGAAGTCCATCACCAGCCCGTGCACCAGCGGCTGGGCGTTCTGGGAGAAGGTTTCGATCTGGGATATGCCTTTCGCGGAGTCGGCCCATTCGGCTTTGCTCCCGAGCCAGCCGGCGAGGCTGCCGCCGAGGGTGCGCGCGAGGGGCGAGAAGTCGGCGGCGAGCGAGGCGCCCAGATGCGCCGCCTCGCCGATCACCTTCACCAGCACTTCGCTGGTGGGGGCCAGCTGGGTGATCCAGCGTTCGAAGTCGTTTTTGCCCTGTTTGGAGCCGAAGAATCCCTCGAGCCCTTTCACACTCCGGTCGACGACGGGGAAGAAGGCGTCCCAGGCGCGCGTCGCCGCCGGCAGCCCGGTCGACTCCATCCATTTCAGGGAGGTGTTGATCAGCGCGAACTCTTCGGTCCCGCGCGGCCCTTTGGTGAAGGTGGATTCGTACTGGTTCTGTACGCCTTTGAAGTTTTTGACGGTTTCGACCGCCTGGGGACTGACACCTTTACCCAGGCGTGCGAGTTCCTGTCTCTGGGCGGCGGTCATGTGACCGCCATAGCGTTTTTCGTATTCGGCCAGTTCGTTGGCTTTGCCGAGCGATTTCCCTAACGGGTAGGCGCCGAACGCCGTCGCCCCATAGAGGCCGAAGAGGGACCCGTAGGCGCTGAGCCCGGCGCCGGCCAGCGGCAGGGCCTGTCCGGCCGCGCCGCCGACGGATCCGAGCAGCGCCGCGGCGCCCTGGACGAGCGGCGGCGCAAAGAGGCCGCCGATGCCGAAGAGGCCGGTGCCGATCCGGCCGCCCGCGCCATGGCCAGAGCTCTGGCCGCGCACCGCTCCCGACATGCCGCCCCCGCTGCCCATCGCGTCGAGAGCCAGTTTGGTCTCGAAGGCGTCGTCGCGGGTTTTTTTCATCTCCCGCTGGACGACGCCGAGCTCGGTTTTCATCTTGCCGGCGAGCTTCGCCGTCGCATCGTTGCGGCCGAGCTCGTCGATCTGGCGGTCGAGCGCTCCTACAGCCCGTTCCGTTTTGTCGGAGCTGACCGAGATTTTGTCCAGTTTGGACGAAATATCGTCGCGGAGGGAGAAGACGGCTTCGACGCGCACCACCTGATCTTCGCAGTGACCGCGGGCGCCTTCCAGTCGAAGGAGGGCGGGGCGGCCCCCTATGAGCGCCCCGCCCTCTATGCCACCCGGCGGCGCGAGTCTAGCCGCCTGCTCAGTCGCCTTCGCTCAGCGTGTCGAGCAGGATCGGCATCTTCACCTCGGCGCCCATCGCTTCGGCGAGGAGCGCCGTCTCGCCGCGGTCTTTGTCCTCGATCCAGTAGGCCATCGCGTAGAGGAGCGTGCGGTAGGCCCGCGGTTCCGGGTGTGGCGGGATCTCCACCACGCCCACGTTCCACAGCTCGTACGGGTCGAGGCTGAAGTGTTTGGCGCAGAGGGCGAGAGCCTGGGCCTCACCAGACTCCGCCAGGATTATTTTGCCCGTTCGAGCGCCCCGTCCGCCCAACCCGAGATGTCGGTCACGACCTGCATCAGCTGGTCTATCTCGCCGGCCAGGAACCACTTCTGGATCACATGGTGCGGCGTCGGCGTCTCTTTGCTCGCGAGTCGCTTGTCGGTCATGTCGGGCTTCAACATCGACCGGATGACGGAGATCCGCTTCACCATCGACTGATCGGTGAGGTAGTCGCCGGCGCCGATGATCTTCTCCTGCTTGGTCGATTTCCGCCGGCAGTTTTTCTCGATCTGGACGTACTCGTCTTCGCCGAGCCCGCGGAGCGTCACCCAGAATTCGGGTCTGTCGGAGGGAGCCTCACGATGCCCTTCCTCGATTTCCTCGGCCTCGAGGCGTTCGGCGAAGGCCACCATGTTGACGTCCTGGGTCGTCGGCTCCGGTGCCGCTTTGACGCTGAGCATCCGATCGAGGGCCCCGTTGGCGGCTTTCGAGCGTTCATCCTGGGTAATGCCAGGATCGCGGATCTTGTCCTGCTCGCGGTTGGCGACCCGGGTGCCGTCCTCGTCGTCGGGGAGATCCTCGGACTGCGGCTCCTTGGGCTCGAGCGGTGGACCCTGCCAGCCCAGCGACGCGGCCTGCATCGGGCTGATCTCGGCGCCCTCGCTGTAGAGCTTGCCGCCTCGTTCTTCGACCTGGTCGCCGTCGGCCGGGCCGATCGGCTCTTTCGTGGATATGGCACCTGCGCCGGGGTCCTCGGGCATCTGTCCTCCTAGGGGGTGGGTTGGCGGCGCCAGCCTACCCCTCGACTGCGGACGGCTACCTCGGGCTGCCCTTCAGGCCCGTCGTTTCCTGTGCGTTGCCCCAGATCAGAAGCGCCCACGCCGGCCAGCGGACGGCGCCGCGCGGCGTCAGGAGAATTCGCCGGGGAGCGGCAGGACCGGGTCGGCGTCTTCGCCGGCGGCCGGGTAGGTGAATTCGCCTTCGGGGGACGCGCCGTAGAGGTTGCCCGGGCGGGCGATCCCCTCGACCAGGTGCTCGGTGTTCCAGGTCATCGGCAGGTCCCGTTCGAGCATCGTGTTCTGGGTGAAACCGATCGGCAGCTCCCAGAATTTGATGCCGAAGAGCATCAGTTCCTCCGAGCCCCACGATTCCGGGTCGGCGAGTTTGACGAGGAGTTCGAGGTCCTGGAAGACCGGCTCGCCTTTGCCGCGGGCTTCGCGCATTTCCTGCGCGGTCATGTTCGCGTACTTGAGCATCCAGCTCTCGAAGCGGGAGTCGACCTTCAGCAGCGAGACGGAACCGGAACGGGTGATGCGGCCGCGGCGGTAGACCTGGGTGTTGGAGCCCGAGCGCGGCAAAGCCTGCTGGGCGATCGCGACCGTGCCGGTGATCCCCTTGAGGTCGGCCTGCACGTGGCCGTTCATGAAGATCTGACCCCAGTTCCCGTCGATCGCGCGCTCCTCGATCGCGGCGACAGATGCGCTCGCAGCCATTCCTCAGCCCCCCTTATCCGCCGCTCAACGCGACGCTGTTGAAGATCCGCTTCACGATGCCCTGGAAGGCGATGCCGTAGCGAAGGTAGACGCCATCGCCGACCTGCACGAACCGTTCATCGAATTCGACCGAGCTCGTCCCCGATTCCAGCGCGCCGCTGACCTCGAGCGCCTGCAGGAATTTCAGGAACGCGCCCTTGAGCGTGTTGCGGCCGGTCTTGTTGTTGAGCAGGGTGCCCAGGTAACTCGCGCCCGAGACTTCGGTCAGCGTGTTCTCGATGAAGTGGCAGATCGCCGAGTTGCGGATGTCCTTCAACTCGACCGGCCGTTCGTCCTCATCGGTCGTGAGCAGCGCAGTGTTGCCGTTGTCGATCGCGATCTGGGTGGTGGTGGTGTTGGCGAACACCACCACGCCACTTTCACCCGCCTTTTCATAGTTGGCCGGGGTGAGGGGGTTGTTCACCTGGTAGCCGGTGAGGCGGATGTTGAAGATCGACCGCGTGATGCCGACCCGTGCCACGACGCCCGCGATTTTCGAGGCGATCTGCGCCGTCGAGAACACCGCGTTGTCGCTGAGGCGCCGAAGGTCGGTGGCGCCGACGTTGATCAGGTCGACCGCGACGTTGTGGTACGTGTATTCGCCGTTGGTGTTTTTGCCGTCGGAGTAGCCCGTACCCGAGGCCGGCGGCACCGAGCCGGCGGCCAGCCGTTCCTTTGCTTCGGTCAGGGTCTCGGCGGCGGCGCCGCCGATGACGCCGAAGGTGCGGATCCCGGCCTCGTTTCGTTCCTTGAGCCAGGCGACGAAGGCGTCCATCGTCGGTTTGTCGGTGTTGTCGGCGAGAGCGATCGTTTCGAACGCCTGGTTCTGCATCGTCGCCAGGGCGTTCGTGGTGTCTTCGAGCGCCGTGGTGAGGCCGGAGTTGCCTTCGACGAACCCGCCGGCACCGCTGATCACGCCGACGATGTTGACCAGCGCGCGGGCGCTGGAACCTTCGATCGCGGCGGTCACGTATTCGGAGGGGAACAGTTCGTTGATCGCCGTGACGAAGTTGTTGTTCAGCCCTTCTTTGACGTTTTCCCAGCGCTCGAGTTCGACGCCGCTCTCGAACAGGATCAGGTCTTTGTTTTCGGATTTCACCGCATTGGTCTGGACGACCACGGTGAAGTTGTTGGCGCGGGCACCGGGGTACTTCGCGGTCAGCTTGAGGGCCACCCCGGCGCTCGAGTCTTTGAGTACCACTTTCCCGGCTTTCGCCGCCGTGCCGGCGATCCGCATCGAGAGGACGCGCGTGGCGCCGCCCCCGTCGAAGCCTTCGAGCATGGACAGGACCGATTCGCGCAACGTGCCGTTCTGGCTCCCGCTGTAGAGCAGTTCGAGCAACGCCGCGCTGTTGATTTCTTCGACGTGCCCGACCGGACCCCAGTCCGCGGTGCCGATCGTCGCACCGACGCCGACGCTGCCACCGCTGATGGCGGTCTGGAGGGCCGCCATGAAGTTGAAGTAGATCCCACCCCGCGTCGGAGGCTTCGACGGGTTCCATTTGCCAGGCATCGACTAGCTCTCCTTCGTCGTCGTCGGGGTGTGGGCCAGCAGCGCTTCGATCGCGGTGCGGGCGTCGTCGACGGTCATGAAGTCGGCGCCGGCGTGGCGGATCGCGGTGGAGACGATGTAACCGGGCTGGCCGAAGAGCTCGTCGCCATGTTCGACCAGCTGCTGGGCGCTGAGCAGATCGGGGGCGTAGCCCTCCTCGACCTGGTCGGCCACCGGGGCCTCCGCGACGGGGGCTGCGTCTGCCGGCGGTGCCGACACCGCGGGCGCCTTGCCGGTGACGGGAGTCTGTTTCTGCTCGTCGCTGTTCTCCTGCACGGCGCCTGCTTTCGTGTCGCGATCCTCAGCCATCCCCGCTCCTAGTGGATGCTCGGTTTGAGCCCGATGCTCTTGACTGCCGGCACGTGCTGGGTGCCCCGACGCCTGCCGGCCTTGACCCGCAGGTTCATCGAGCGTTGCCACATTCCCTGCTCGTTCGTTTCGGCCAGTTCCATCTGCACGGAGTCTGGCACCACCTGCATCCATCGCGCAAGGCGTGCGTCAAGGTCGAAAGCCCACAGCGGGATCCGGTACGGGGCAAAGAGCGGCGACGATCCCTCGCTGATCATCCGCCGCATCCGTTCGCCCAGCGAGAAGGTCTCGTCGTAGTCGTCGCCGTAGGCGGTCAGCACGAACGAATGTTCGACCTGGTAGTTGGTCGAGGCCAGGTTCTCGGTGATCCGAGGGATGACCGGTAGCTGGCGGACGGTCACCGCCGGCCGTTTGAAGGTGCCGATGATCGGCTCGACGAAGACGAAGGGTTCGCCCGGCCCCGGGTCGGTGTCGTCGTCGGTCGCCGGCGAGAGTTCCCGCTTCAGCCAGCGACGGACGCTCTTGATGTCGTCGGGGTCGTTGTAGCCGTAGAGGATGCCGCTGCTCTGGGTGGCGATCGCGACGAAGTTGCGTTCGAGGGTGGTCATCTGCTCAGGAATAATTTCGGCGAATATTCACGGTCATATTTGACGGCCCGATTTCCATCCGATCTCAGTGGAAAATCACGGCCATCGTCGCTTCGGCCTCGATTTTCATGCGGAACTCGGCGGCGACCAGGCCGCGCTCGAACATGTGGACACCGGTCGTGCCGGGGTGGTTGACGCTGCGGGCGAAGTGCAGCTGCGCGTCGGTCCAGTAGCGCAGGACCGTCTTCGAGCCCGGCCGTGGGATCGGGTGGGCCCGGGTGCCCTTGTCGACGTAGCCGGCGTGACCGTTGTCGCTGAATGCGCCGGCGACCCAGACGCCGCGTTCTTCTTTGGGCGGCAGTGGCTTGACCGAGTCGTAGAGCTCGGTCGACGGGCCCTCGTCGTCGCCGGTCTCCGGGTCGATGATCCGGCCTTTGGGGGTCCGGCGCTTGACCTCGTCGGCGACGACGGCCGAGGTTTTCTTCGCGAGTTTGGGGAGGGCGCCTTTCCAGGCCTCTTTCATCTTCTCGACGTCGCGGCTGATGCTGCCCGTGACCGACACCTACATCTCCTCGTACTCGTGCGTGGTGACGTGGTAGAGGGGGATCTCGCCCCACGCCGCCAGGCGCGGTTCCACGGTCCCGGTGACGTGGCAGATGAAGTAGGTGACCCCTTCCCGCTGGACGTGGATCTTGTCCGCCGTCTGCGGTTTGACGTCGGAGGCGATCGCCAGCTCGCGCGTGTCGGTCTGGGTGGTGCGGTCAGGCTGGCGCTCCTGCTCGGAGGTCGGCTGCGAGAGCTTGGCGGCGTAGGGCCCGTAGACCGCTTCGGCCTCGAGCGGCGTGCCGTCTTCGGTGCCGACGAGCTCCTCGAGCCGCACCAGCCATGCCTGGTCGGACATCCAGTCCTCGACCGACCCGCGGATCACCGGGAAGATCCGCGGGCGCGATTTCATCGGGCCCACGGCGCGCATCAGCGGAAGGGACCGGCCGGCCAGTAGCCGATCTGGTTGAAGAGCGCGCCGCGGTCTTCCCAGTTCCCCGGGTACTCGGGATCGTCGGCGTCGTAGATGATGTCGAAGACCTGCAGGAAGGGTTCGTCGGCCTCTTTTTCGAGTAGCGCTTCCGCCAGTTCCCGGCGTTTGAGCAGCCGGTCGAAGACGCTGACGACGTCGTACTTCTCGTCGCCCGAGCCGAAGTTCTGGCCGACGGTGACCCCCATCAGGATCGAGTCGACGGCGTAGATCAGCGCCTGGTAGGTGACCGTGACCGGCGTCGTCCACTTGTCTTCGCCACGTTCGAGGTAGAAGGCGAGCTCGTTGTCGGTCCAGGTCAACCGCGCGTATTCGATCTGGATCAGCGCATCCTTTTCGGGGCTCACGGAGAAGGAGATCCGCCGTTCCTCTTCGACCGTGTAGTCGACGCCCTCGGTCTTCGGTTCGCCGTTCACGAACACGCGGCTCGTGCCTTCGCTGACCGGCGGGTTGTTGAGGAAGAAGATCCTCTCGGCGCCGCTCGCCACGGCCGTCTCGTTCAGGTAGCGCGGTTCGTCCTCGAGGAGTTTCCGCAGCCACTGGATGTTGGTCAACGGGGTGTAGGCCACGCTGTGACGGTACTGCGGCAGCCAGCCGCTAGGGAAGCGGCGAGCTCGTCGGCAGCCCCGAGACACCCTGCCCGGGGTCCGGCCGGCCCACGTTGGCGCCGCCGATCCCCATCGTCGCCCAGCCGCTGGTCCCGCCGACGATCAGCACCAGGAACGCCTCCGCGCCGCCCGCGGCCAGGAACTGCAGGTCCATCGGCACCGCCAGCCCCATGGATGCGTCCGCCCCGCCGGCGGCGAACACCGTCAGCCCGGTCGGGGCCGAGACCAGGGCCGCCGCGCCCGCCGCACCCGCCGCGGACGGTGCCAGCCCGGTCGGGGCCGTGAGGCGGGCGGCGGCCGAGGAGCTCCCGGTCGCGCCCAGTTCGAGCGAGCTGGGCGCGACCAGGGCGCCGGAGACGTCTCCGGCGCCCGCGGCGGTGAGCGAGATGAAGGCGATCGAGGGGACGACCACCACGGCATCCGCTTCCCCTTCGCCCGCCGCGGTGATGACGAGGTCGACGGGGACGATGACCGTGGCCGCCGCGGCGCCTTCGCCTACGAGCGGTGCGAGCAGCAGGTGCGCGGGCGCGGTGAGCGCGGCCGTCGACGAGCCGAGCCCCACCGCGGCGAGCGCCAGGTCTGCCGGGGTCGCCAGCCCCGAGTGCGCAGCGGAGAGGCCGTCCGCCTCGAGGGTCAGCGCAGTCGGGGCGCTCAGTGCCGCTGCAGCGGCGCCGCTGCCCACCATGCCCGGCGAGAGGACCGAGTTGGTCATGAGGGCGGCCACGGCATTCCCGGCGCCCGCGGCGTCGACGAGCAGCGCGGCCGGGGCGGTGAGCGCGGCGGCGGGCGCGGCGGCGCCGGAGCTGTCGAGCGAGAGCTCTGCGGCGGCCGCCAGCTGCAGGGTCGCCACACCGGCGCCCGCGGCGATGAGCCGCAGGGCCGATGGTGCCGTCACCGCCGCCACCGCCCGGGACCCGCCGGCGGCCGTGAGAACCAGCATCGGCACGGAGGAGGTCGCAAGCGTGAGCACGGCTTCACTTCCGCCCGGCGCCGTGAGCGCCAGAGACATCGGCGCGGCGAGAGCCATCGCGGCGGCCGAGCCGCCGGCGGATCCCGCCGAGAGCAACGACGGCGCCGCCAGGGCGATCGCCGCGGCGCCGGATCCGGGCGCCGCGATCACCATGAGAGGACGCGCCGTCAGAGCGAGATGGGGGACACCCGCGCCCGCGGCGAGGAGCGCCAGCGAAGAGGGCGCCTTCAGGCCGACCCCGGCCGAAGAGGAGCCGGCGGCGGTGACGGAGAGCAAGGACGGTGCCCTGAGCGCGGCGGACGCGGCGCCGGCGCCGACCGCCGCCGCGGAGAGAGCCGTCGGCGCCTTCAGGGCGGCCGCTACGCCGGCGCCGCCTGTCGGAGCGAGGGTCAGCAGCGCCGGGGTTGTCGTGCCCGCCAGGTAGCTGAGGTAGACGCCCACCATGTCGCAGGCCAAGGCATCGGTCGAGGCAGCGTTCTTGCGGATGACAACGCGGGGAGATTCTTTGTATCCGAGGCCGCCAGGCATTTTGTTTTCGGCTTCGACATAGATCGGTTCGGTGGTCGCAGTGCCCCAACCGGTCGGCTCGGTACCGGCGGTGCCGCTGGTCGAGGCAGTTTTCTCGATGACACTCGGGAAGGTCGACTTGACCCCGAAGCCTCGCGCGGTCCCCGAGGAGTTGCTGAACCGGGCGAGCAACATCATCACCTTCATCTGGTCACCTTCGACCATGCCGCCCCCACCTTCGGTGACCGTATGGTTCGGCTGCTGGCATACAGCCTTGTATTCGTGCGTGGTGGTTGATTCAGCGTCGTAGTCTTGCGTCGTGCCGGTTTTCGACCCGTTGGCCACACCTTTCGGCGGGAAGTTGCTGACTGCTTTATAGAGTTCCGTCGTGCCACCGGAGCCGGTTTTCCAGCCGACCCTAGATTCATCGGATGTCGGCTTCAGCAGGACCACTTTTTGTTTACCGACCCAAGAGTTTTCTTTCGTCCCGGTCGAGTCGTTGATGATGAACTGCGAGACGCACACGCTCCAGTTCGTATCGCTGCCATGGTGGCCGACTTCAAACCACGGCGGTTTACCGCCCATCGTCCATTTTGCCGATGCTTCATACACCCCGGCGCTCGTTTCCGCGTCGGTGATTTTGACGGTCCAGTTCGCGGCTTCGGCCGCGTTGGGGATTTCCACGAACATCTCGACCAGGTACTGCCTGTTGAGTTCGGCCGGAGAACTCGACTGGACTTCAGTACCACCATTCTGGCCGCTCCAGATGTACCATTTGCCGCCAGCGGCCAGGCCGAGTTCAAGGGCGACGCCGAGTTCGCTCTGCACCAGCAGCATTTCTATGAAGTTGCTCGGGACGCCCGTGCCGATGAACTTGACGACGGTCTGGAGGTAGTAGCTCCGACCGGTCGCCACACCGCCGGCTTCCACCGCATCGAAGAGGCACGCCTTGCTTTCCCCGGCCGGGAATTTCGCACAGCACGAGCCTGCCCACTGGTCCGTGGTGTCGGGCGAGATGGCGCCGCTGAAATAGGTGTTCTGACCCTCCCCGTTCGTTGAGAGCGAGGTCGTGTACAGACGGGACTCGAACCCGGTTGTCAGGAGTCGCGCCACCGGCGCGGGCCCCCTAGCTCTCGGTGGCTTCGAGGGCGTTGACCGCGATGGTGGGCGGCGTCTGGGTGGTGGAGATGACGGTCGATGCCGTCGTCCCCCAGTAGAGCGAGTTGCCGCTGGCGGCCACCGTCGAGTCGGCGATGATGAACCCGACGATCGTCGAGGAGCTGCCGGTGCAGCCGGCGAGTTCGAGTTTCGCCGAGTTCGTGAGTTTCTGCGCCGTCGATTCGTTCAGCGACGCGGCTTCGAGTTTGAAGCGGGCCCAGCCGGTGTAGGCGGCTTCGGTGACCGACGATCCGGTCGAGGCCGCGGTCGGGACCACCGTCAGCAGCACGATCGCCACCGTGGCGGGCATGGTGAATGCCCCTTTGCCGAAGTTGTGGTTCAGGTCTTTGTTGGAGAGGTAGTTCGACTTGCCGCTCAGCAGCTGGCCGAGGTACCAGTCGGCCAGCGCGGACTCGTCGTCGGCGAGGATCAGCCGCGAGCGCAGGTACTCGCTCGGCTGCGCACCGCCGAGGTCGAGGACCGCGCCGTCACCGTTCTCACCCGGGATGAAGAGCTTCGGCGGTTCGCGGCGGATGTCCTCGCCCGGGAGGATCAGCCGCGGGGTCTCGAGCGTGGCGCTCATTGCTCGGGGTGCTCCGGGGTGGGGGCGGCGGTGATCGCGCCCTGGCCGACGATCGGCGTCGGCCCGAGGTCGATGAACGCCGGACCCTCTACGGCGGCAGCCGGATCCGGCTCGTTCGCGATCGGTCCGGTCAACGTCTTGAACCCCTCGAGGGTCATGCGCCAGACGCCGGGGTCAGGCGTCTCGGCGAAGCCGTCTTCGCCGAGCTCGTCGAGCACCGCCTCGAGTTCGGCCAAGCCCGTCTCGTAGTCGAGGAAGCCGTGCTCGGTGCTTCTGGGCGGGATCGGCGTGTGCCGATCTTCGGCCAGGCGATGGAGCAGGGCGACGGGGGTCCAGCCGAAGTCCTCGTCGTGGGGCGCGAGATGGGCGAGCACGCGACGATGCACGTCCGAGTTGAAGACCCCCGCCTTGTCGGCTGCGCGTGGCGTATCCATCGAGAGCAAGATAGCCCCCACCTCGCGCGCCTGTCTACCTACACCCGGGGCAGCTGGTCAGACACCGCCTAGCTAGCTTCCATCTCCTTGGTCCGGGCCCCTCGGCTGTTAGCGCAGCGCGGGGCCATTCGTTGACCGGACGCAAAAAGACGGCCTCCCTCGGGAGGCCGTCTCAGCGTCTGGCAAAGGACGCAGACATCTGGTTCAAGGGAAGCTAGCAGCGGGGCCGGCGCGAACTCCAGTGCCAGAACGCATTACGTCCCGCCCACCCCGGGGCGCCCGAGGCTACCCGAAGGCGACGCGCAGCAGCCCGATGCCGATCGACGGTTCGGGATCTTCTAGGTCGATCATGAATTCGACGGTGTCGCCGGAGGTCTTGACGAAGCCGCCGGTGAGCGCGGAGCAGATCGCCCAGGCGATCACCCGGCCGCCGGGGGGGCCGGTCATCGGCGCGAGGGCGACCTTGACGATGTTGACGACGCCGGACCCTTCAGGGGGCCCGAAGGTGCCCGCCGGCAGTTCGACCCGCCGGTAGCCGCCATAGGCGACCTCGGTGATCGTCGATCCGGTGTCCGCGGGGACGGGGCGGACCGTGCACATCGCCAAGAAGGCGGGGGAGCCGACCGTCTCTTCGAGCAGCTCCCCCGCCCAATGGTCCGACAGCATCAGTTCAGCGCGACGATGTGCTTCTTGCCGTCGTTGGTGACGACGCGGAGGTATTCGGGGCCGAGCCAGCCGCCCGCCTTCGTCCGCTTCTGGCGGATCGTCCAGTCGAGGATGTCCTCGACGTCGACCTCCGCCTTCGTCGCGACTTCGCCGCCCTCGAGCTCTTCGGCCGCTTCCCGGTTGACCGGGAAGGAGCCGCTGAGCTCTTCGAGGGTCGGGCCGCGCTGTTCGGGGGCGGTGCCCTTGCCCCCCATCGCCGCGGCGACGGCGCCTTTCAGCCGCTCGAGCTCGCGGAAGCTGAGTTCGTCGAGCCCGAGGGCCTCGGCGCTCTCGCCGTCGGTGTCGGGGCCTTCGCCCTCGGCGTCCTCGTCCGCCCGCTGGTGACGGGCGGCGGCGATCGCCTCCTGGGCCTGGACCTCGGTTTCCTTGGCCTGGGTCTCGGCAGCCGTCGCCTTTGCGGCGGCCTCGTCCTTTTCGGCGGTCAGCTTGGCGATCCTCGCCTCGAGGGCCGCCGTGTCGGGAGCCGCCACCGCGGCGGCACCGCCCTGGCCCTGTGCTCGGCCCTGCGCCTGCGCCTGGCCCTCTGCTTTTTTGTCCTGCTCTGCCAACCGGATCAGCCCCTTCCTAGGCGACCGACGCGAAGGTGGCGCCGCGCCAGTCGAGGAGGGCCGTGCCCCACTCGTAGCGGATCTTCCACCAGATCTCGTCGTATTTCCCGGTGTAGGGGTCCGAGCCGCCAAGCACGTTCCGCATCCCCGGGTCTTTCAGGAATATGTCGGGGGTCTCGATCCCGTTCAGGAACCCCACCCCCATCACCGGCGCCAGCTGCGGGTCGGCGAACGTGTACCAGTCGTTCGCGTCTTCGAGGTAGTCCTCGACGACGTAGTCGGTGATCGCGGCCAGGACGTTGTCGCCGCCTTTGCCGTGCTCGATCGTCGTCCCGTCGACCCCTTCGGACCCCGCGGGCTGCGGGACCGTCGTGGAGTTGAGGATCCGCCGGATCGTCATCTCGAGCTCGGCGGGGATCACCGACAGTTTCGGACGCAGGCCGATCCGATTGCCGCTGAATTCCTTCTGGATCCGCATCTTGATGACGGCCTGGGCGAGGGATTCCTCTTCGAGCGCTTCCGAGAGGAGGTTGCCGTGTTCGGCCGAGAACACGGCGTCGCCGTCGTAGGCGTGCGGATTCGCACGGATCGCCCGCCAGATGTCTTTCGACAGCGTGCGGGCGGCGGAGCGCCCGAAGGCGGCCGGCCGGTCGCGCAGCTGGTTCAGGTCGTCGTTGATCAGCGCCCGTCGGCTGAGCGAGAATTCGCGGCCGAAGGTTTCGACCGAGCAGCTCGGGCCGACGATCTGTTCGATCTGGGAGTCGTGGTATTCGCCTCCCTCGGGCACCGGCAGCAGATCTTCCATCTCGCTGACGCGGACGAAGTTGATCGGCTTGAAGTCGGGCACGTTGTAGATGCGCGAGTACCGGCGCCAGTTGCTGGTCTCCTCGCGGTATGCCCACATGAGCCGCTTGGTGATTTTGTCGTCGAGGTACGTGGCGAAGTCGGACGTGGTGCCGGACTCCCGCAGGACCTCATCGTCGGAGGAGATGGCCTCGTCGAAGGTGATGCCCGCCTCCTGGAGGCGCCCCTCGTCGACCTGCCGCCTCTGCATGTAGGCCTCGAAGAGCTTGACCTCTCCTGGCCACTGGTTGCTGTACTCGCGGAATTGCATGAGTGTGTTTGTCCCTTTGTCTCTCGCCGGGCTTTATTCCTGTTTACCCGCGAACTGCGGCAGGATCTTCACCCACATGAATCCGGTCTTCGGCGCCTGGGTGGCGTCAGTGGTCTCGCCGGCACCTGGCACGGCGACGATGGTCGCGAACGGCCGCGTGCCCGTGGCGGGCGCGCCCCCGTAGGCGCGGCGCGTCAGGGCCTTCGTCGAGTTGTTGATGTCGACGACGTCGCCCTGGACCGAGCTGGTGATGAAGGGGATCACCCACTCCTCCTCGACCATCAGGGCGTACAGTTCGTTTTCGGCGGGTGAGGTCTCCGGGATGCCGTGGATGTTGTGCTCCACCATCGGCACACCGGAGGTTCGCGCGGCCGCCGCTTTCACGGTGATCCGCTGGCCCGACCCTATGTGGTTCAGTGCCACGTCTTTAACTCCTTAGATCTCGAGTTCTCTGTCGATCTGTTCGTCGAGCGGCGCCCCGTTGCCCTTGCTCTTGGCCTTGGGGGTCGCTCCGTCGCCGGTGTCGATCGGCGCTTCGGTCATCGTCTCGCCGGCCTCGCTGACCCGAGACTCGCGCACCGGCCCTTTGGGGGCCGGAGTCGTCGATCCGGTGCTCGACCGGATCTCGTCGCGCTTGGCTTTGATCGTCCGTTCGACCGTCTCGCGGGCGATCTGGTTGCCGTCTTTGCTGACCTGGCCGCTCTCGCTGTCGACCTCGGCCTCGAAGTAGGCGTCGTGGAACTCGGCCTTGAGCTCGCGCACCGTCGCCTCCTTGAAGTTCGCGGCGTCGATCAGCTCGTTCGCGATCACGCGCTGCTCGGACTGGTCGAACTTCCGCCGCCAGGAGTCGTCGTTCTCGCGGAGGGCCTCGGCGAGCCGGACCTCGTGCTGTTCGTTGGCGACGGCGACCGCGGTGCGCACCGCCTCGCGCAGCATGCCCTCGGCGATCTCCTCGGCCTGGGCCGAGACATCGTCGCCGGCGTCGCCCTCGGCGAACCAGTCGTCGCCTTCCCATTCGCCCTCGCCCGCCTCGAGCAGATACTCCTCGGCGAACTCGTCGTCGCCGAAGTCGCCCTCGGCGAACGGATCGTCGCCCTCCTCGAGGTCGTCGCCTCCCGGGACGAGATGGATCTTGTCGCCGGTGCCCGTCGGGACGTCGATGTCCCACTCGCCGAACTGCTCGTCGGTCTCGATGGGCACGGGCTCCTCCTCGCGGTGGCGGGAGCGGCGATGCAGACGCTCGGCGTGCTGGAGCATCTCCCGGGCGCCGCGGCCGCGGTGATGACCCGACCCGTCGTGGGCGCGGATCTCGTACTTCCCGCTCGGGTGGTGGTAGCGGATCGTGTGCGTCGCGGTGCGGCGGACGTGCGTGGGGCCCTCGCGGTGGAAGCCGAGGCGCTCGAGGTGGTGGTGGAGGCGGCGCGGTTTGTGGTGGCCGGCCTCTTCGAACTCCTCGCCCTCGCGGACGCGGTGATGCCCGCGCCGGTGCATCTCGTGCACCAGCTTCGGGTCGTGCGCGGACAGTCGATCGAGCGTCGCGCCGGCATCCTCCCGCGTCATCTGGTGGTCCCCGTCGGGACCTTCGAGGGCGTGGCCCATGTCGTTTTTGACGACGTGGCCCTTCTTGCTGGTCCCGACCGCCACGGCTTTGTAGGGACCGCGCAGCTGCGCGACCTCGGCGTCGGGGCCGGCCGGGCAGGCACCGGCCTGGCCCATCCGACCTTTGTGCTGGACGATCGCGGTCGGCGGCACGTCGCGGAGCCGGTGCCGGGCGTGCGGCCGGGTCATCGCCTCCTCCATGTGCTCGCCGTCGTCGAGCCACTCCACCGATTCCTCCTCGCGGTGGCGCCGGTGGTGGTGGTCGAAGCGCAGCTCGTGCCGGTCGCCGTGGCGGCCGTGAAGCTCGTGGGCGGCGCGGAGCATCGCGTTGTGCCCACGCCCGCGGGCGTGCTCGCCGCGGCCGCCCTTCACCGGGTGGATCTCCCAGTTGCCCTCGTGGTCGACCTGGGCGGTGTGGTGCCCGGCAGATCCACCGAAGGTGGCCATGTGCCGGTTGCCCTCCTTGGTGAAGCCGAGGCCCTCGAGATGCGCGGTGCCGCGGCCGCCCGGAGATCCTTTGCCGCCTTTGCCCTCGAGGCTCTCGCCGCCGCCGCGACTCTCGGCCGGCGTGCCGCCGAGCTGCTGGGCCTCCTCGAGCTCAGCCTCGCGCTCCTCTTCCGCCACCTGCTCTTCGACCTGGGCCTCCATCAGCGCTACCACCTTTCCTCCTGCTCCGGCCTTGGTCACCCAGTCGACGGAGCCGACGTTCTTGATTGCCTCGACGATTCTCGCGCGCCGGCCGTCCATCTGGCCTTCGCGGCTGGAGCCGCGCGCGTTGATCGAGACGCCGAGCAGTTCGGGGTCGTGCTCGATCATGTTCCACAGCCATGGCTGGCTGACCGACGCGATGCCGACGATGCACTGGCGGCCCGCCTCGTCCGTGGTGACTTCGGTCTCGCGGATGCGGCCGATCAGTTCCTGCACCGGCCGCGGCAGCCCTTTGAGTTTGCGCTCCACTTCGGGCGACTGGTGGTTCGCGTACATCTGGGCACCGACGAAGGACTCCGCCGCCTCGCGGAGCACGTCCGCGGTGTAGTAGTGGCTGTCCCGTTTGTTGCCGAAACCCTCACGGATCAGGACGATTTTGACGAGACCGCCGCGACCGTCGGGTTCCGCGGTCCCCTCAAGGATTCGCCCGTCGTCGACGATCGCGCCGTTCTCCACCAAAGTTCCTTCCATGCGGGCGAAGGTACTCGCACCTGCGCCGATTGCGCAAGGGGCGAGCCGCCGGGGAAGCTGGAGAGCGGCCTATTCGTAGTCCGTGCTGGTGCCGTGCGAGTTGACCCACTCGATCCATTCGGGACCGCGGTTCTTCGGTTCCGGCAGGGTTTTCGGAGCAGGTCCTGCGCCCGGATGGGCGCCGTGGTACGGGCCGGGACCGTTGACGCCCGTGCCCGGATGGGCGCCTTTGTAGGGGCCCTGCGATTTTTTCGCCTTCGTCGTCTTTCCCGCGAAGCCGAACTCCTCCAGCTCCTCCGTCGCGATCGCCACGGCGGCCTCTCCCAGCGCCATCCTCCCGCCGAAGCGGGTTTTCGGCGTGCGCCGCTGCAGACGGAAGCCGGCGGCGCCGCGGTTCTGCGACGGCGCAGCCGAACGACGGCTGCGCATCGCAGCTTTGTATCGGCTGTCCATACTGCGCCGCTGCTTCGAGCCCGCGGGGAAGAAGATGTGGCCCCCCGGGGTGAAGAGGCGCGCCCGCAACCTGTGCATCTGGCCCTGCTTCCAGTTCGGGCCGAGCACGGTCTTGCGCCATTCTTTCCCGTACTTTTTGCGCCACGTCCGGCGCTGGCGGGCGGTACGGACCGCCTGTTTCCGGGTGATCGCGCCTTCGCGCACGCGCCGGAAGAGCTGGTGCCCGACGGCCCTGCGGAAGTGGTGGTCGGTCGCCTCCTCCAGGTGGCTGTCGGCAAGACCGGCCTCGACCAGGCTCTCGAGGTCGGCGTCAGACTCGCCGATGTCGTCGGCGACCTCGTCGTCCTCGAGGAGATCGAGGACGACCGCGCGCTCGGTGATCAGGGCCGCGCCCTCGACGAGCTGCTCGATCGGCAGTTCGGCCATCCCGGCCTCGACCAGCTGCGCCGCCATCGCGGTGATCTCGTCCTGCTCCAACCCGGCCACCTCGGCCAGGTGGCGCATATGCGAGCCGACGTCGACTTCGCCCTCGCGGGTGTGGTGCGCGAGCCGGTGCCGGATCCCGTTGCCGAGAGCCTCGCGCGGCGAGAGCCGGGCGGCCAGATGGCTGTTGTCGGACTGGCCGGCGTCGGCCGAGCCCGGGAGGAGGGACGCCACCTTGCTCGGCCAGTCGGTCTCCTGGAGTCCGTCGGCCACGGCGGCGAGGATCGCCACGTCGGCGATCGCGGCCTCTGCGACGGGATGGTGCATCCCCTCGAGCCGGAGCGCCAGGCGGGCGCGGGCGCCGATCTTGCCGCCTTTCTTGGCGGCGGCGCGGATCCTGCTCACCGGGATCTTCTGGCCACGCGGCACGCCGAGATCGTCGTGGAGGGCGCCGGGGTGGCGGATCGCGCCGCCGATCCACAGCGACTCGTCGAAGGAATCGTCCCCGGGGTCGGCCTCCGTCGTGATGTCATGACCGTGGCGGGAGTGTTCTTCGTCGGGCGCGAAACCGTGCGGGAGGCGGGCGCCTTTCGGCTTTGGCGGTTTCTTCGGCTTCCCGCCGAGTCCGGCCGATTCCCAGCCCGCGGCGAGCGCCGCGCCGGCCGAGCCGCCCTCCTCGAGCTCGGCCTCCTGCAGGGTGTGGTTCCCCTTCAGAAAGCTCAGGTCGTCGTGGGTCAGCGGGCCCGGGCGCTCGTTGCGGCGTCCGCGCAGCGCGGCGGCGGTCTGGTGGCCGACCCGGCCGTTCACTTTGAGGCCATGGCGTGCCTGCACGTCTTCGACCGCGGCCTTCGTGTCACGGTCGAATTTGCCGCGCCCGCGCAGGTGCGTGTGGCCGTGCTCGGCGAGGTGGTGATGGAGGCCGTGCACGGCGTTGCCCCTGTGGCCGACCTTCAGCACCCGTCGGCGCCGGCGGCGTTTGGCGCCGCGGGAGTGGGCGCGCACCCGCCGCCCGCCGCGCAGATGCCCGCGGACGCGTTGGGCCTCTTCCATCGGCGGCGCTTCCTCGTCGTCCTCGACCGGCGCGCCTTCGGCGTCGCCCTCGTCTTCACCGACGTCGCCGAACATTTCCTCGAGGATCTGATCGGCGATCTCGTCGGGGCCGAGCAGCGGGCCGGTGGCCTCGTTCAGGCGCGGCGCCGGCGTCCACTCGTCGCAGAGGTCGTCCTGGTCGACGGGGTGATCGGCATAGGCGGCGCAGCGGCCATGGTCGAAGTTGGTGCAGGTGCCGCAACAGACTTCCTTCCCGCCCTTGATGTAGCCCTGGCGCAGGTTCGGCGGGCTCTGCGGGGTGACGCGGCTGAGCTCGGTCGCGGCGGCGACTTCCTCGGGGCTCTTGCCGCCGGCGCGGGGTTTGTCGACCCCGGGCGTGTCGCCCATGCGGGCGATGTCGGTCAGCGCCTGCTGGTTTTCGCCGTCACCGTCGATGAGCAGGATCGGGTCGCCGTCGGCCTCCTCGAGGGCGCCGCGCACCTCGGCGACCGCGGTGAAGGCCTCCTCCAGCGCCTGCACGATCCGGCCGAGCTCTTCCCGTCCGGTCGAGACGAGGTAGCTGCGCCCCTCGGGGGTCGGATCGACGGTCGCCTCGTAGAGCTGGGCGGCACGGTCATGCAGCTCGTCGAAGTCCATGCGGAGGAACTCCTCCCGCAGCCGCGCGACGCCCTTGGCCTCGCGACGGTCCTGGGTGGCGCCCTCGATCGTGTAGGTGACCTGCGGCTCTTCGCGGCGCTCCGGCGGCAGCTTGACCGTGACCACCGGGTTCCCCGGCGCCGCCGGCTCGGGTTTGCGGGCGCGGTCCTCCTCGACCTGGTGGCTGGTCTCGGCGAAGCACCCGCCGCCGGGCGTCTCGACCCACGGGTCGGCAGGCGGCTCGGCCTCGATCAGCGCCGCGTCGTACTCGACCAGCGCCTCGTAGGGGTCGCGGTCACCTGGCTCGATGCCGAGCTCGGCGAGGATCTCCTCGACCGGGATGACCGCGGTGAAGGCCTCGACCAGCGCCGGCAGATCGGTGAAGAGGTCCGGCGGCGCCGAGTGGCTGAAGCGCGCATAGGCCGTGGCGCCGGCCTTCTTCTCGATCGCCAGGTCCTGCGCGACCTGTTTCGGGTCTTTGCCCGAGCCGCGCCATTTGGACGTCCCGGCCCACTGGTCCTTGAGCCAGGCGCAGAGCGCGTTCGGGTCTTTCCCCTTGAGGATCTCGGGGTGCTCGGTCGCGATCCGCTGGACGCAGATGTGCTGTTTGCCCTGCGCCCATTTGCCGAAGGAGCGCACGATGTAGCGGATCTGCCCATGCGCTTTGGGCGAGTGGCCGCCCATGGAGCGGCCGGTCGTCGCCTCCTGCAGCGCCTCGAGCGATTCGGTCGCGCTGAGGAACCGCTTCGGTCCTTTGCGGAACTCGACGCAGATCATGTCGTCGCCCGCGGGGCTCACGTCGCGGATGCGTGATGCCCACTCGCGCAGCTCGAAGGTACCGATCGCGCTCTCGATCAGCGAGCCGTCTTCCCGCACCCGCACGCGGCCGCCCGAGTAGTCCTTGGGCTGCGACCTAGACACGGGCTCGACCTCGCATGAACGCCTCCTCTGGGAACGCCTTCGCCAACCGGCCGCAGGCGACATCGATCAGCTTCTCGGCCTCGGTGGTGCGGGCGGCGACCCGCGCGCCCACGTTCAGCGCCGCGTAGAGGGTGTTCGGCTCGACCGGTTCGCCCGCCCACCAGGCCTGCAGCACACCCGAGCCGGCATCGCCGGGCGCGAGGCCCTGCATCAGCTGGGCTGCCTCTCCCTCTTTGAGGATCGGCACTCCGCGGGTTTCGAGCATCAGCGCACGGTCTCCATCTCAGGTGAGCCTGCCAGATCGCTGTCGCTCTCCGCAACCCGGCGGGCCCCTTTCCTCAGGTCGTGACGGGTCCCGGCCTTCCCGCGCTTGGACAACGCATCGGCTCCGAGCCGCTGGAGCAGGATTTTCCGCACGCCCGGCTGGCTCAACCCGATCTCGCGCGCGATCTGGCTCTGGCTCTTGGGGGGATCGCCGGTGAAGAGGGAGACGATCCGCTCGTCGCGGGACTGTTTGACGGCCTTCGACGCAGCCTGGGCCTCGTCGGCGACGGTCTTGGCCGGCGTCGTCACCACCTCGGGCGCCTTGCGATCGCCGACGCCGATGTCGGCGGCGCGCCCGGCGGTCTGGCGATCCTCGAGGTGTTCGAGGCTCTCCATCTCCGGCGAGTGCCCGGGCTCGACCCGCTCGTCGCCGAGACGCGAGGTGCGCAGCGGGTTGTAGGGGAGGCGGAAGCTGCCGAGGTAGATCGTCTCGTTGCCCTCTTTGCCGACGTCGGAGCCGTGGGCGCCGGCGGCCGCATCGCCGGGTTTGAGGTCGCCGTCCATCAGCCGGCGGCGGAGGTCCTGGGGCAGCCGACGGGAGGCGAACGGTTTCTCGTCGGGCCCGTACTCGTGGAAGAAGAGGTGGGCGACGTCGTCGTCGAGGTCGACGACGCTGTGGACCAGGGCGGGTCGCTTGGAGCGCGCCGCGGCGGCGGCCTGCTTTTTCGCGCGCTGGTCCCATTTGATCTTCGAGCTCCCCTCGCGGGCGAGGAAGGTGCTCATCCCGCGCATGGATTCGGACTTCACCTCGATCCCGTAGGGGCCGATCTCCCAGTCGAGCTCCGACTCTTTGCCGGACCGGCCGCGCCCGGTCTGTCTGAGGCCTGGCGTGTGGACGCGGGCGTTGCTGCGGACGAGGCCGAGGTCGGCGAGGCGGTCGCGGGTCTCCGGCGCCATCGCCTCCGCCGCTTTGCCGAGCTGATCCCAGGCGACCAGCGGATAGCGCGACTGCATCCGCCGCCCGTACCGCGGCCGCTCCTCGGCCGGGACGTCGCCGGGCACCTCGCTCGGGTGCAGGTCGAGCGGCGTGTTGACGCCGAGTGCGTCGTGGTCGCCGGCCAGCCGGTTGTTGCGCAGGCCCGGCGACATGATCTCGAGCTCGCGCGCCGCGGCGAGCGCATAGACGGGATCCAGGCTCGGTTTCGTCTCGAGCTGCAGGCCGTCCGGGTGCACCCGGACATCGAAGTCGCCGCTCTTGCGCAGCGCCGCGGCGACGCGCTCGTGGCTTTTGCCGAGCGCCGCCGGCCGCACCAGCCAGGCGAAGTTCCCTTTCTCGCCCCATGGCGTCGTGTTGGAGCCGTGGCCCTCGTGCACCGACTGCGGGACTCCGGCGCCGGCGTGACGGGCGCCGACCGGCGCACGGACGCCGCCGGGGTTCATCGCCGCGGCCCGGATCCGGCCGAGCGCACGGAGGTTCTCGTCGCGGCGGGGGCGGTCCTTGATCGCGCGCGTCGCCTTCACCGAGTCCTCGAAGTGGCGGTCCATCGCGTCGCGATCGCCCGCCTTGATCGCGTCGAAGTAGCGGCCCAGCGGTTTGCGGACCGCCCGCGAGATGCCCTGGCCGGGGACGCCGGGGACGCGGACGAAGGGCGAGTGGGAGAACCGGCCGTGGCTGTCGTGGTAGGGGTTCCCCTCTTTGCCGGGCGGCAGCGGGACTTTGATCACGTCGCCGGCGATGTGCTGGGAGGCGGCCTCGCGGAGCTTCGCGCGGATCGCCGAGGTCCGGTAGCCGCGGCGCACGTCGAGCCCGCGGGCGCGCGCCACAGAGCCCGCGATCAGCTTGCACTTGCAGCCGGCGTGCTCGGTCGCCGGGTTCACCTGGTCGAGGACCGAGAAGGGCCACCAGCGGCCGCCCATCAGCAGGCAGCTGTCGCAGTGGCGCGTCTTCACGTCGGGGTCGAGCCACCAGTAGGCGCCGTCCTCGCCCTGGGATTTCAGCCGGCTGATGTCGGCCTCGGTGCCGAGCCGGCGCGCCCGGGCTTCGAGGTGCTTGCGCAGGTAGCCGCGCTCGAGCCGCTCGAGCGCCTGCCGGCGGTCCATCTGCTCCAGGTCTTCGAGCGTCGTGTCCGAGCGGATCGCCCGCTCGCCGACCACGATGCGCCGGCGCATGTTGCCCAGGTAGTCGGAGCTGAGCGCGGACTCGCGCGCTACCGCACGGACGAGGTCCTCGCCCTGCAGTTCCGGGTAGAGCCGCCGCACCGCGGCGTCGCTGAAGCCACGGTGCGCGCGTTCGATCCGGCCGATGATCTGTTTAGAAGACCGCGACCGTGCCATCGTCGGCGTCCATTTCGTCGAACACCGACTCGATCAGGTCGACGAGCTCGTCTGGGACCGCGACGTCGCCTTCCTGCAGGCGCCGGCCACCGACCGCGAGTTCGCCACGGCGGCGGGCCCGCGAGCGGCTTTCGTCGCCGCCGGTCCCCGGGCCGCCCGGCAGATCTTTCCCGGGGCGCGGAACGTTGAAGGCGGCGGAGCCTTCCTCGAGGCTTTCGCCGGCGGCCGCGAAGGCCTCCTGGGCATCGGGCATCGGCGGCGGCCCGGGGGTTCCTCCGCCGCCTTCCCCGCCTTTCCCGAACGCCGCCGCGGCCTGCTGGAAGGCACCCATCTGGCCCTGCATGTGCATCTGCGCCAGCTGGCTTTTCTGCTGGCGTTCCCAGGGCGATTCCCAGCTCTCGGGGAAGAACTTGTCGAGTAGCTCCTGGGTGTTCTTGCTCCCCATCGCGTCGAGCACTTCGCCCATGTACCAGCGGACCAGCTCGCGGCTCGAGATCCCGGGGTCGACGGTGTTGAGGACGCCCGCGAGCTGCTGCGCCAGGGCGCCCGCGTCGCGGTTGAGGATCGGCGGCATCGACATTTCGAGCCGGTCTTTTTCGAGGCCGCATTCGGTCATCATCCAGCCGACCAGGTCCATCACGACCCGCAGCCAGAGCGCCTGGTTGGCTTCGGTGCCTCGCAGCAGCGACATGTCCATGCTGTTGGTGCTCGCCTGGTTGGCGGTGCCGGGGCCGCCGAGGTGGTGGGCCGGCATGCCGGTCCCGGCGGAGACCTGGCCCATGATCGTGTTGATGTCGGTCTGGGCGTTCGAGGCGCCGGTGTCCTGGATCATCGGCTCGAGGCTCGCGTTGGGCGAGCTGACCACGCCTTTCGTTTTGCCCGTTTCGTAGGGCACATGCCGGCGGTGGGTGGTCTGGTCGAGGCGGGTGGCGATGCGGGTGATGTCCTGCAGCGAGCTCGTCACCTGGGCGACGTTCTTCGGGGCGCCTTTGGTTTTCACCTGGAGTGCCAGCTGCGCGATCGCCATGATCGTCGACACACGCGAGGACAGGTACTCGTTCAGCCCGGCACTCCACTTCAGCACACTGTTCAGGGTGGTGATGCCGAACCGCATGTCCGACGTCTTGTTGACGGAGATGTGGTACACGAAGCCTTTACCGATCCGCTCGGGCGCCGGTCCCCATTCCTCGCCTTCCCATTCCGTCGGCGCCTCGTGCCGCCAGTCTCGGTAGTAGCGCGTGGTCGGCGTCGAGTCCGAGGACCACGTCCCCGAGGCGAAGTCCCACTTTTTCGGTCGGAATTCGCGTTTGTAGTACACGGGCACCTTTTTGTTGCCCGGGTGGGTGATGATTTCGGCGATCTCGGTTTCGGAGATGTCGGACAGGCGGAGTGGGCTCGGGGCGCCGCGCTCCCTCGACTCGCCGGGGTTCATGAAGCACAGCAGGAAGACGTTGGCCTGCAGCTGCAGCTCCGTCGACTTCTCGTACTGTGCTTCGGCGCTGGTCAGGGTCTCCTGGTTGAAGTCGTCGCCCCAGAAGTTGTCGATCAGGTTCTGGGCTTCCTGCTCCTCGGGCTCGGCGTCATCACCTTTGCGGCGGTAGACGGGTTTGTTCATCCCCTTGCCGAAGGTGTAGAAGGTGATCAGGTCGACGGTGCGCCGGATCACCGGGTCGTTGAAGTAGTACGTGTACGCGCGCTGGACCTGGCCCTTGCGGTCGATCCGGTTGGGGGAGAAGTAGAGCTGTGGGTCGCCGCTCAGCTGTTCCCAGTTCAGTTCTTCCACACGCCGCTGCAGCATCCGGGCGTCGGAGCCGGCCTCCTGCAGCATGTCGTCGAAGGTGTCACGCTCGGCGAGCCGGTCGGCGAAGCCGAGCAGGTCCGCGGCGCCGGCGAAGAAGTCCTCGCGGAGGTTTTCAATCAGTCCCATCGTCGCCTCCCTCGTCGGTCGTCCCTGGGTCGTCCCCGGGACCGTCCTCCAGCTCGAACCCCGGCGGCAGCAGGATCCCGGACTGGCCGCGCACGGCCTGTTCGTCGGGGAGTTCTTCGGTCTCCTGCCGCTTCAGTTCGGTCTCCATCCATTTCGCGTGCTCGCGCTCCTCGGGGGTGTCGGTGCGGAAGCCGGTTTCGATGTGCCGCTGACTCTGGCGCTCGACCGCCTTCTCGTCGCGCGCCTTGTCCTGACGCTCGACGACGTCCGGCTCGTCCTGCGCCGTCTGCCAGGTCGGGCACTCCCCGTACTCGTGGCAGCAGAAGCAGGCGATGGCGATCGCCGAGCCCTTCATGTGGAGCTTCTGCTTCTCGATCCGGCAGAAGATGCCCTCGCCCTTCCGCCCGGTGAACGGCTCCGCGGCCGGGCACCGCGGCACCAGCCCTTCGCCGCGCGCGAGCTGCGCCTCGACCTCGGGCGGCAGGATGGTCTCGATGTGGGTGTCGGTCATCGGCTCCTCACACGTTGAAGTTGATCTGGCCGGTCTCCATGCCGACGTTGAAGCCGCCGAACTCGCCCTCGACCATGAGCTCGCCGTCGGGCACGCCGAAGTCGCGCGCCGCACCGAGCTCGTACTCGCCTTCGAGGTCGCGGCGATCGTAGATCTCGATCCCTTCGGCCTCGAGCTCGGCGTGGCCGAAGACCGACAGGTAGCCGACCACGCCCGCGACCGGGTCGGCGACATCCTTGCTGCCCGCCCCGATCGGGTGATCCGGCGCCGAGTTCGGCTCCACCCGCTCGAGCTCGCGCATCTCCTTGCGCAGCAGGTCGTACTTGGGCAGCAGCACCCGGGCCTCGTTCACGCCCTCGAGGAGGTCGCGGTAGGGCTGAGGGCTGCGGTCGACGGAGTAGGGCTTCGGCAGCCCGGTGATCTCGCCGGTGTGCTCGTCGATCTCCATCCCGGCCGTGATCAGCCCCGCTTTCATCAGCTCCTGGGAGGCAGACGCCGACTGGAAACCGTCGAAGGAGTAGCTGGTGATGTTGAAGCCGCGGAGCTGGCGCAGCTGCAGGATGAGTTCGGTCACCGAGCCGATGAAGATCTGGCTGCCGACCGGGGCGATGATCTGCGCCACCAGCGGCACCTCGAAGACCCGGACGATCCGCTGATAGGGGCTCACGGCGCCGGTCGGGTCGTCGACGCGCTCGAGGAAGTCGTCGACGACGCGCCCGACGGCGATGCCGGCGGCATCGCCCTGGCGCTGCTTGCCGAGGGCGAGGTCGACGTGGACGTGCCAGTAGACGGCCGGGTCGGCGCAGAAGAACTCCGGGCTGATGCCCTGCAGCAGCGCTTCCGGCTGGTCGGCGCCGACCAGGGACCGGCAGGTCAGTTTCGGGCTGGTCAGCTCCGACTTGGAACCGGTCACCACGTCGGCGAGGACCAGCGCGTTGTCGATCTTGGAGACCTCGGTGAACCACGGGGACCGCGCGCGCTGCGGGAGGGAGCCGTACTTGAGGAGCGAGTCGACGGGGTCTTTCTTGAACTCTGCGAGATACGTGTGGGGGATCGCGATCGCGTCCTTCGCTTCGCGGATCTCGGTGAGGCTCATACCTGCTCTCGACCTATAAGCACCCGGCCATCCAAGCACCTATAGCGGCGTGGCACCAGTTATACGTCTGCTTCCTGCATGTCCGCGGCCGCGATCTCGCTCAGCCGGTCCTCGTCGGAGCGCATGTTGAAGCGGACGATCTGGCCGTCGCTCGTCATGCAGACACCGGGCCGGACGTAGATCAGGTCTTCCTCGAGGATCCGCACACCGTCGGGGTCGCGGTCGAGGAGGAAGACCTTCTGGCCCTCGAAGAGTTCATCCTTCGCCTCCCAGGTCGTGGTCCGGCGGACGAGGATCGACTCGTCCCAGTCGTGGTCGCCGGCGACCAGCTCGACGAAACCGTATTCACTGCCCGGCGAGGTGAAGAGCCCGCCGAAGCCGGCGCGGCCGAAACGGGAGCGCCGGCGCTGGTTCAGCGCCAAGAAGAGCTCGCGCACGTAGTCGGCGCGGTCTGACTCGACCCCGAAGGCGGCCTCGTCGACGACGAAGCCGTAGAGGTTCCACCCGAGCGCCGACTGCCAGTGCGAGGTCCCCGGCGAGAAACGGATGCGGTTCGGGAATTCGAGCTCGCTGGAGCGTGGGTAGGGCTCGAAGTAGAGGTTGAAGAAGGGCGAGGCCTCGACCTTCTGGGCGACTTCTTCGTAGACGATCTTCTGCGCCTGGCGCAGACCTGCCGCCGAGGCGTTCATCAGCACGATCTCGGCGTCACCCGACAGCTGGCCGGCGCCCTCGAAGCCCGACAGGTAGCGGGCGGGCTTCTTCAGGCACGCCAGCTGGTAGATCGCATAGAGGAGGCTGAGCGCCGCCGAGAAGCTCTTCCCGGCGCCGAGCCCGGCGATGAAGACGAAGGTCTCGTAGCCCATCGACGGGTCCCAGAAGTCGGAGAGGAACTGTTTGATCGTCTTGCGGACGACGACCTCGGTGCCGACGTAGTAGGGATCGAGCACGAAGTGATCCATCGGCACAGGCCACTCGTGGAAGTGCTCGTCATCGGTCAGCTCCCGCCAGAGCAGGTGGCGATCGGCCGGGGTCAGGCCGAGGTAGTCGGCTCCCTGCTTGAACTGCAGCCACTTGTCCCAATACTCCTGGTGGCTGACGTGGCGGACGAGGTGCACGGTGCTACACGGTAGCCGTGTAGCACCGGATTCAGCCGATGAGGCGGCCGGAGTGGTAGTTGGCGAGGTGCGGGGCGACGACGACGACGGTGCGGGGGTCGTCCTTGTCGATCTCCATCTCGGCGACGATCGCGCGCACCTGGCTGTCGTCGGCGTAGGCGATGCCGTTGGCGGCGTCCATCACGAGCTTCGCGAGATTGTCGACGTCGACCCTGTGCTTGGTGGGCCGGAAGAAGAGCATCACGACGGCCACCCAGTTCTCGAGCGGCCGCGGATAGCCCCTCGTCCTCAGCATCAACCCGACCGCCCGTTCCTGGGCTTCCTGCTCGGGGGTCTTGTACGGGGGCGCCCCGGCCACGAAACGTGGCCGGGGCTTGG